TTAATTGATAATCAATAAGTTAAGTAAAATAAAGTCAGCATAAAGTCAACACTAACTCAACACTATTATATATAAAGTCTACACTATTGGTAAAAAAAAAGAGGAAATAGATTGCTCTACTTCCCCTCCTAACCAAAAAACACAATGATTAATTGAAGTCTGATATTCTTACATATACAGACCCGTAGTTGTCTATTAACCCATCAGCATCTTCTATAGGTGTGAATTGTGCATCCACCTGTGTCTCTCCATCTATAAACACCTCTACAGTAAACTTTGTTGTCTCACTCTGAGGTAACATAGAGAAATCCTTTTCTGATGTTGGGTCATCTCCACATTTCACTACACGCAATAGCTTATAGTTGGATGTGTTGTCTTCTTTTGTATTTGTATCTATTACATCAACGCTGATAATAAACACTCTTGTATTCTGCGCTACTTTTAACATGACTATAAGTTTCCGAGTCTCACACCTTCAGCAATCATGTCAATCTTTTTAGCTCGCTTCATTTCTTTCTTTAGGTTGGCAAGCTTGGTTAGTCCCATCTCAGGACATGGAGCAGTACGTACCATACGTCCATCTTTCATATCGTACCCCATTAGACTTGGAGACACATTGAATATCTTTCTCATAATTATTATTTTGACAGTAAAGATAATAAAAAAATATTAGATACCCGTAGTGTTTGGGTTGTGTGGTGGCACGCGCGATGACCCCCGATACGGAAACCGATGCTGAGCGATAGGGGGGGGTGCCAAATTCAAATCCGCACTCCGATTTTTTTGGCTTTTTGTACAGGGTATGTGCTGTAGCTGTATGGCTGTAGCTGTATGGCTATAGCTGTTGCTGTTGTGCGCTGTGCTGTTATGCTGTTGCGCTGTTGTTGTCCGTCCATAGCTGTTGCGCTGTCGCTGTTGCTGTATCCTGTATCGTGCATAGCTGTTGTGCTGTGCGCTGTTGCTGTCGTAGCTGTTGTGCATAGCTGTCGTGCTGTATCCTGTTCCTGTATCCTGTATCAATAGTCTATTCAAAGAGACAAAATGCGCTCTAAATACGCTGTTTACAAGCATTTAAACGCTAACAGAGAGACGATAACCTCACAGCGAGCGAGATTAGCCCAAAAAAAATGTCTCTTCAGACTAAACTTTTTTTTACTGAGAATCAATGAGTTATGAAGGCGAAATCTAACTTTAGCTATTACCTATTCTTTAGAATCAAGAATTAGACTATATTTGAACACGAAAGGAACATAAAAAACATACAAAAAATTACATAACTTATTGAAAATCAATCATTTAACACAAAAAAACAAGTATTATGAAAACTTTTAAGGATTTAAGAAGCAAATTAGTAAGCAAAAAAGCGGGTAGTGAATATGTATATCGCATAAACAATACACGATATGAGATATGCGAATTTAACTGCAATAAAGGATGGTGTTTGAACGAATATAGAGAGCATGAGAGATATGGCGAAGAATTAGTTGATTCTTATGGATATGAGGGATTATTGCTTAAAGACTGCAAAGAGATGATATTGTTAGCTTGGAATAATAACGAAATAGCTTAATTGATTACCAAAAAATAGAATTTATAAACACAAAAAAAAACAAGTATTATGAGACATTTATTAGAAATCGAAAGACAATTCTTAACATCCGACAGAGTTAGCGCGCACGTTAACTTTGGCGAAGTTGATAACCTGTTAACCAAAGCTACAGCGAAAAGCAAAGAAGCCTTTGACGTGCAAGTTGAGTTAGCCAAGATAGTGTATAAGGCATCTATATGGCTTAAATCCGCTGACACGCAAGCGCAATTAGAGGAAGAGGGTATTGTATTCCAAAACTTTGAAGAGTTAGGTAAACGTGTTTTTAACTATGGCAAAGCGCAGGCTTACAAGATGAAAAAAGCGGGAGCAATCGCAATCGAGCAAGAAGAGATGGTAAACAGATTCAAGACCATATGCGACGAGCGCGAAGAAGCGGGAGAGACAGCGGGTAGAGGAATCGATAACCTAATCGCATTTGTATCGAGAGACGGACGTGAAGAGAAAGAGACGAACGAACGTACACTATTCACGTTATCAATCGCGAAAGACGGACTGAATGGCGAGAAAGGCATCTCAGCGCGAATTACTATCAATGAGAATGGAATTGTAAATTCTAAAATATCGGGCGAATCAGACAAGCTAACTGACTTTGAAGCAGTAAAAGTGATGGAGTTAATCGAATTATTCAAAACCAAAGCAATGTCTCTTTAAATAGACTATTTTTAAACCAATAAATTTAATACAATGAGCACATTAATTGAAACAGGGATAACGTTTGATAGATTGTATGACGATGAGTCACGTGGACGAATAATGCCATACAAGCAAGGAGCGAAATCAATTGACCGAAGTAAGGCGCACAGGGCTGATATTGTTGGGCTGTCAAATTATGACCGAAAGAATGTATTAGAATCAGATGAAGCGCGATTCACGATAGGATTCGAAATCGAGAAGAATCGTTTGCACAGGAATAGTCTACGTGAATATCCTGTATTTGCAAGATTCGAAACAGATGCATCGTGCGGATTCGAATATGGCGTGAAAGGACATGAAGCAATCACGCATATCTTACCTTTAATCGGACGTTCGCTATGGCGCACGAAGGTGTACAATATGTTCAATGAAGCGCATACTCTCATAGATGATGCATATAGTCCGTCAAACACGCGATGTGGTGGTCATATACATCTTGCGTGCAAAGGGATGGCACCATATGAATTGATGGATAGAGTAAGACGTTTTAGTGGTATAGTATATGCGCTCTACCGAAAGAGGGTCGGCAATTACTTTTGCCGAGCGAATACGAGAATGTATGATTCAAGCACAAAGTATTCCGTAGCAAAGGTAAATGACTATGGCATCGAATTCCGTATCCCAAGCAGAGTTATGTCAGTTAAACAATTGATGCGACGATATGAGTTAATGTACACGATTATGGATTTTGCCTGTAATACTCCCGTATATCCCGAATTAAGCACAGCAGTAAAAGCGAAATTCCGTAGTGCTGTGATGCCAATCATTGTATCAATGTGCGAAGGGAACAAAGAGAAAGCGAAAGCTATCTACAATCTCGGAATGCATTTCCAAGATTACATCAATACAGGTATTGTGAACAAGCATACAATCGGATGGCTTGAGCGCAGATGGTCAACAGCAGACTATCGAAAAGGTACCTTCTATGATTTCTATACGAGAGGATTGGATGCGAGATTCGATGAATACGAATGGCTAAACGCACAGCGCGAGATTGGATTGCTGTAAGATGACAGGACGTGTACAGGGAGAAATCCCTGTGCATTCCGTCCACAGGTGTGTGCCTGTGCTGATGAGTTCAAAAGAACGAAACGGATTTTTAAACTTAAATTATACACAATGTTAAACGTATTTTTTTTAGTGCTATCAATCATATCTATCGTGATGATAGCTGTACAGGACAAAGACAGCAAGAACAGAGATGAGATGTTCATCAATCTGATTATCTGTTGGACAATTTTTTTACTAACCTTACCAAGATAGATTTGGATATGTCAAATATTCGTTTTATCTTCGTCTAAATTATTATTAACAGGGCAGTCTCTTTGAAGAGACAATCCCACAAACACAAACACAATGAGAAATTTTACAACAAGAATGATTGGCAGAAAAGTAGAAGTATCTTTTAAACACCCAAAATATGTTACGGCAATATTTCAAGCGCAATTAATGTCTTTTGCTTGTCAAGGTAATTGGGTAACTCAAATGGTTTCTATACCTAAAAAAGAATATTCTCTTGAAAAATTACAAGAAGAAGTAGAAAGAGAGTTTAATGTTTATTATTATTAATTAACCAAATAAAATTTAACACAATGAGACATCAAGTTAAAATTACAATGGACATCCTAAAGAATTGGGATTGCCTAAAAGACCTAAGCGAAAGCGACAAGGAGTACATCGAATGGCAGTTAAACTTTATAGCTGAACAAGCAATAGCTGAATATAGAAAAAAAATTAACGAGTTAGGAAACGAATTATTAAACCAATAAAATTTAACACAATGAAAGCAAGAGTATTAAGAAAAATAGATGTAGGATTTACTAACGTAACACTACAGGGGAACGTGTACCGTGTTCACGAGATAGTTGGCACAAGAGTAACAATAAAATTGGAGAGCGATAGGTACATAGACTTATCCTTAGACGAAGTAGAGTTATTGATAGATGGCAGACACGTAGCAGTATACCGAAATCAAGGTACAAGGGATGGCAGTTGGATAGGATTTAACGAAAGCAAGGGGTATGCATTAGTGTACACTATGCCAAACGGAAGGGAGTTTATAAACCTATGCAAGAATCCATTCAAGTTGGACGAGTATACCACGATTACTAAAGAGAAATTTAAGACATTATTTAACCGATAAAATTTATAACACAATGAAAGATTTTAAACAATGGATGGAAACAAATGTAGTTGCCCGAATGGACAAGTTTGGCAATCAATTTTTCAGCACTCAAGATGCGCTGTATCACAATACCATATATGGTATGGACAGGCTGATTGAGTATTACAAAAAAGAATTTTTAATTAACCAATAAAATTTAAACACGATGAGAACAATAGAAACAAAAACGGCATTAAGTAAAAAACAAATTGAAGAATTAAAAAACAAGCACGAAGCAATAAGAAATGTTTTAATAAATAACGATTGTGAGGAACATGGAGATTGCATTATTGATGAAATTTGTGAAGCTATTGGGATATTACCCACGACTGTTTATTATACAGAAGGTGGGATGTAAAAAAAATTATTAACCAAATAAAATCAAACACAATTATTAATCAATTAAAATCAAAAAATTATGACACATTTTAAATACACTTTTGCTTTTATGGGTTTCGAGTTTAAAGAAGACAACCATACTTATATCTATATTGGTAGGTCTATTTATTCGGGTAAGTTTATATATCAAACTGAAATCTAATTTGCCCTAAGGTGCAAATAACATATATCTATAACAATAAAATTAAACACAATGAAAAAGCAAACAAGAAAGGTAGGTGTAGCGGGAGGCTTCATCAATCAAATGATGGGTAACAATGCAACAGAGCCAAGAGTTGGCGAAGGTGCTACAATCTTAATGTATAGCGACAGGCACGCATACGAGGTGGTAGATGTATCCGAGGATGGCAATCAGTGTACACTAAGAAAAATGGACACGATATTTATTGGCTCGGGATATGGCGATGAGAGATACGAGTACAAATCCAATCCGAACAATCACACGATAGAACTTGAGTGGAATGCGAAGAAAGGATGTTGGGGAAAGGTTACATACACGATTGAAATCATTCGCTCATTAGCCAAAAAATACTACACCAAGTATGATTTTGGATGGTCAGATATATTAGTGAAGGACTATGGCATTGAGTCATACCAACATCTATACGAAGACCCGAGCGCAGACAATTACTACAATCAAATGAAGTTAATTGATGGCTTGACCAAGAGATACAAGAACTTTCATAAGGTGTCAGTCATCTTTGGAATCTCGGAAGAGTATCGTGACCCACATTTTTAACATTTTTTAACATTTTTTAACATTTAAAATTATGTAATGTCGAATATTCGTATTACTTTTGTTTAAAATAATTATTAACAGGGCAAGTCTCGAGGCTTGCCCACAAAACACAAACACAATGAAACAAATATTAAACGATAAAAAAGAAGTAATTTTTGAAGGAGATGCTACAGAAATGACATTAGCATTTAACTACCTAACTAAACCATTCTATATACTTGCTGAAAGTATGGGTTTAAGAATGTCTGATGCTTATGAATTAAACAAGAAGTATTGGAATGACAAAACTCGAAATGTAAAATCATTTGAATTGGTAGATGCTTAATGGCATAAAACGTGCAAATAACATATATCTATAACAACAAAAACAAAACACAATGGGAAAAATGAAAGAACAATTTATGCTCTTAAGAGAGCAAGACACAAGACACGATGATGATGCGTATCATTACGACCAATGGAGACTACAAGAGCATATGAAAGCAGAACAAGAGTATGGCAAATATGTCGTAAGCAGTCTGACTGAGATGTTCAAAAAGATGGGAGGTAGCTATGAGAAGTAGAAGCGAAGTAGCAGATTACTCTTGGGAGTATGACAGAGCTGTGTGCATCTTCAAGGATGGCACATCTATGGAATACAAGTGCGACAAGTATGACCTGTGCGACATCATAGGCAAAGAGATTATGACCGATGTTGGTGGGGATTGGGTAGCGGACGAGTATGACCTGTCATATGATAGCGATGGATGGATAGCTACGAATGTGGTAGACATCAATCACTACACTCCATACAGAAAAGAACTTGAGACATTATTCACTAACTTAAAAATGATACAATGATTTACGTAACAAAAGATAATTTCGTATGGTTGGATGTGACCGAGCAGTTAACCAAGTCGCCAAAGGCGTGGGTAGAAAATGAAATCTACGCAGTACACGACGATGATTCAGAGTCATTACTTGAGTCAATAGAAGAGGTAATAGAGGCTATTAACTTAGGACTGCGATTGTGTATAGAGGGGGGGTATCTTCCCTCTACACACACGCCACAGAAGACGTGGTGGCATAAGGCACAGAAGGTAGTCAAAGATGGATATGTATATGTGCGATGGGCGGATGTAAAAATACCAATGCAATAGTTGGATACGTCAAACGAATGTCGTATATTAGTTTAAAATTAAATTAACTTGGCGAGTCTCTTCAAAGAGACTTGCTACAAAAATTAAATACAATGTGTGTAATTATAATAAAACAACAAGACAAGATAGTATCATATGATACATTAAAGAATTCAGCAAGATTAAATCCTCATGGCTTGGGGATTGTGTGGCTTGACACATTTGATGTCACGTATCACAAGTCAAATGAGTATGCGATATTGGATACAGACAGACCATACATCGCACACTTTAGATATGCTACGATAGGTGTGGTAAGCAAGGCGAACACGCATCCCTTTGTGTGTGGTAGAAACACGGATGAGATGCTTATGATGAATGGTACAATACGAGGGTATGGGACCAAGCTAATGACAGACACAGAAGACTTGGCTATACAATTAGGCAAGATGCCAAGACACGAATGGAAATCATTCCTATCTAAATTTGATGCGAGATTCGTATCTGTAAACCTACGGAATAAAACATTCCAAATATACAACAGACATCTGTACACACTCGTGGATGGGGTATGGTATTCAAAGACCAATGTACTACAGGAGAATGTGGTTGCGGTGTATGGCACACTAAAGAAAGGATTCAATAACTACAATCACTATCTTACATCATCTACGTATGTGGGTAGAGGTAAGACACAGGACAGGTATCCGTTAATAGTGAAAGGATTGCCATACCTAATCGAGAAGAAAGGACAGGGGACCAATGTGATTGTAGATGTATTCAAGGTATCTGATGGAGTAATGAATAACTTGGATGCGCTTGAAGGTCATCCCAATTGGTACATACGCAAACAGATACCAATCAATATAGGTGGGAAGACTATCATAGCTTGGATATATTTCAATCCTTCAGCAGAGGAAGATTGGAATGGACGCAATCACGTGGAGAGCTACGAGCAATACAATCTTTGGAAGTATCGTGGGTATGAAGATATGATGGGAGAAGAACAAGAAGAAGATAACACGTGCGCTCAGCATGAACTATTCGACACAGAAGAAGATGGCGACGGTGTATGTGTGTATTGCAGTCACGACCTACAGCACGATGGATTTCAGAACTATTACTGTTCAGCGTGTGATAGTTGGTTTATTGAGAATGATGTAAATGTATTAAAGAGATGAGTATGCTACAGGATATAATAGATAACTACTACGAGTATGACTTTCTAATCGCAGATGGATTTAACGATGCGATTATTGGGGTGGATGAGACATCTATGCGATTGATTTATTCTGTAAGAAAATGTTTGGAGATATTACAGGAGTATCTTGACGAAGAGGATGCCATAGAATACTTTGAATACAATGTGAGTGGTGCATGGATGGGAGAACAGACACCAATATGGTGCTACGATAACTTTTAAAAAATAAAATTATGAGACAGATAATAACAAGCTATGAATGCCCTCCGATACCATCGAGAGACTACGATTGGTCAGCAGCGAGAGAAGATTGGGATGAGGGTGACTGCATTGGATATGGTAGGACAGAACAGGATGCCATAGATGATTTAATTGAACAAGAATTTTTAAAATAAAAAGATATGAATGACGAAGGATTAATCGGTGGGGTGTGTGCCTATTTAGGTAGGAATACACCACTACCTATTTGGATTTGGAGAGTATTGTTTGTGGTGATGCCCGCAAGCTCATTAGTTTACCTGATAATATGGGCACTGATAGATGTTTAGGATTAGCACAAGACTTGCGATACTACTGAAGAGTATTGTCATCAAGATACCATTGGAGCATAAAGGTATGCTTCAAGGTATTAACGAGAAGATGATATGGAAGAAGTATAAAGATGTTGCCCCATTAGCTGAACTGAAGTGGGAATTCTTAGGGATAATAATCCAAAAGAGATACACTCATGTAGGCCACATCCCTATGGAAGAGGTGGACAGAGTCAAGACTATTATCCCTGAGTTTCAGTTTGAGAATGGTGACCTGTGGAACTACGAGAATTGGGGTATGGATGAGCAAGGAAACTACATCTTACTTGACTATGGAAACTCTGAGTATGTAGCGAGTCTGTATAAAAAATAAAAGATATGAAACAGATAGACAGATGGCTGATAGCCTTATACATCATTATGATTTATATGACGTATGAAATTAACAGATTAATAGATGGAAATCTTTTCCAATAAAATTTGGTAATCCCAAATATTAATACTATTTTTAAACTTAAATTAAACTTTATTAAAATGAAATCAATTTATTTACGAGAAGCTAACTCAGAAAAAATGCGGGTACATTCAGAGAAGGGGTACATTAATAGGATGCAACAATTTGCAGACAGGGATGAGCCATTCACATTCAGTCTCTTTAAAGAGACAGGCAGACTACACTCACAAACCGATTTCCACAATACATATGATGCAGAAGTGCCTAAGGACTGCACCAATGTGATGGTATACTTTGGTGGGGCACACATCTATCTACTATCGGATGGCACATGGCAGATTCCTAATGAGGATATGCGTGTGACAACAGACAGGATAGAAGAACTTGAACAGATATTATATAACAAAACAAAAAACAATTTAAAATGAAAAAGAATGTATTCAATGAATACGTTGACAAGGTAGTTGACCTATTCAATTTAAAAAAAGACATCCTATTTATCAAGTCAAAACGTAAGGATATAGTGGACGCAAGACATCTACTATACTACCTGTGCTATGAACGTAATATGCAGATACGATACATACAAGAGTACATGGCAGACAATGGATACGAGATAGGACACTCGTCTATTATCTACGGAATATCTCAGGTGAAGTATAAGATAGAAGAAGATGCAGACTACCAAACTATATGTAATGAAATCGCATAGGTATACACTACAGGACATAATGTCTCAGGCAAAACAAGATTCATACACAGCTATATTAGATGGCAATGGATATGAAGCACGAGCATTGTATGGCTGTAAAATATCAATGGATTTAAAAACATATGAGGTGCAATTACAGAACACTGCACGAGGTGGCAATTGGTATATCCCACTAACAGAAAAAGAAATAAATATTTTTTTGGAAAATGGTTGGAGAATTGGAATATATACATTATCTTTGTCTAACTATCGTACAAAACTAAATAGCATCGAGTCTTTTATTAAGAGAGAGATGAACGGAAAAAAGAATCCAAAGCAGATACGAAAGTTAAAGACATCGAGAGAACGAGTATTAGAAAACTATTCAAATATTATTAAAAAATTAAATCAAATTAAAAATGGAAAAGTTAAAGACAGTAAACATTAAAGGCAAAGAGTATGTAGAAGTAAACGAGAGACTCATATACTTCAGAAAGCACTATCCTAAATACTCTTTAGTATCTCAGGTATTAGACAAGACAGATAACTCTATATGTATCCTTGCGCGTATAGGTGACGAGAGTGGACACGTCATTGCTACAGGGATAGCAGAAGAGGAGAAGGGTAGCACATTCATTAACAAGACATCTTACGTAGAGAACTGCGAGACAAGTGCATGGGGTAGAGCATTGGCTAACTTCGGCATCGGACTTGACACATCTGTGGCATCAGCAAACGAGGTGATAAATGCCATATCAAATCAAGATAAACCAAAAGAATACACGAAGGTTAAATTGAATATTGGAGACGACAATTGGGGCAAGGTGCTAAGGTATGTGGCTGCTAACAAAAGCAAGGGTCTAAAGGAGATTGTAGAGACACTTGAAAGTAAGTATAGCATCACTGCAAACATTAAAAAAGAACTTAAAAAATTAATCTAATGGACACGACACACAATGACATCATCCAAAAGCTAAGGGATGATGATGAATACTACAATGGCATAGGCAGAAAGTATCTGTCTAACTCAGATATAGGTACACTACTGAAGAACCCAAGAGAGTTTGGTAACAGACAGCCCGACACAAAAGAGTTTGCGATGGGAAGATATTTCCATCAGCTTTTCTTAGAGCCTGAGAAGGCTAAAGAGTGGGACTTCGTAGATGTATCATCACGAAACACGAAGGCATACAAAGATTACCTTAAGGAGTTAAGCAGTGGATACACGAGACCACGTGACTTTGCATTACTAAAAAAAGAAAAAGAAAATGTAGAGATGTGGGTGAATGCCATGCAATCTAATCTTGATTTCTTTGACATGATTAATGCAGAGACCAATCGATATGAGGTGCCATCCGTACAGGAGATATGCGGAGAGATGTGGAAAGGTAAGGCAGATATTGTAGGCAAGGATTACGTGTATGACCTGAAGACCACAGGGAATCTAAATGAATTCAAGTGGAATGCAAGGAAATATAACTACGATAGTCAGGCATACATATACTCCACACTATTTGGAAAGCCTATGATGTTCTTGGTTGTAGACAAAAGCAGTCATATGCTTGGCAAGTTTGTCGTAAGTGAAGACAGCTTAGAGCGTGGCAGGTCAAAGGTAGAACGAGCGGTAGAGGTATATCGTAAATTCTTTGGAGACAATCCAACAGAAGACATAAACCAATACTACTATGAAGATGAAATTTAAAAATGCATTTGTCTCTTTGAAGAGACTTATGACAAGAAGAGAACGAGTTATCGCATTGGATGTTCCAAGGCAGTGCGATACTCGTGCCGAGAAGATGCGAATCATCAAGGCAACGGAAAAATTTTTGGAACATAATATTTTAATCAATTAATTATGGCGTATGCTAAGAATGATGAGAAAGTTTTTGCCGAAGGTTTCTCATTTAAAAGACAAGACAATGCTCCTGACTTCGTAGTTGGGAGACTATCGGTAAAATGTGATGAAGCTATTCAGTTTATGAAAGAGCATCAGAGCAATGGGTGGCTTAACCTAAATATCAAGTATGCCAAGAGTGGCAATCCATACGTGGAGCTTGATACATGGAAGCCTTCAGGTGAAAAAGAATCTCAATCAATGCAGACAGCAGAAGACCTTCCGTTCTAACCCAACAGAAGAATGATTCTATGGGGGAGTGTAATATGCTCCCCCTTTTTTTCCGATGTATGAATGCTGACTTTGAAAAATATATATACACTATACTACTACTACTATTATATATTTTTTTTTATTTCCTATATGATAGAAAAAAGTTAACATAGTCGACAACTCACTGATAATCAAGAACAAACTCAACACAAACTCAACACAAACACAACACAAAATTAAATATCATGACATCAACAGTAACAATATTCAAGAACATTAAGGAGACAGATGCTCCATTCCACAGAGAGGTAGAGCATATATTAGAGCGTATCAAGAATGGTACATCAAAAGATTTAGTTAAGCGCATTAGGACAGAACAGAAGAAGTCTGAGCGTAATGAACTAAAGAAACTTCTACCCGCCATATGTTTTAGTGGCATCTTCACAAAGCGTAACGACAATTCTATACAACAACACTCAGGTCTGATATGCTTGGACTTCGATGGATATGAGAAGAACAGAGAGCTACTACAAGACAAAGAGAATATAACCAAGTCACCATACACATATTCAGTATTCATCTCGCCAAGTGGTATGGGTCTAAAGGTATTGGTTAAGATACCACAGGATGTAGACAATCACGTGAACTATTTCAATAGCTTAGAGAAGCACTACAACAATCCAAAGTTTGATGTGACCTGTAAGAATGTGTCTCGTGTATGCTACGAGTCGTATGACCCGCTTATCTACATCAACGAGAACTCATCTGTATGGGACAAGATAGAAGAGAGAACATACCAAGAGAAACATCAGTACAGAGATGCGCCTACAATACCAATCACAGATGAGAATAAGATTGTAGAGATATTAATCAAGTGGTGGACGAAGAAGTATCCTATGGATGAAGGACAGCGAAATAATAACTGCTACATACTTGCCGCTGCATTCAATGACTTTGGTGTGAACAAGTCATTGGCGGGATATGTACTATCGAATTACAGGACAGAGGACTTTACTGAAGCAGAGATTAACAGGACGATAGACTCAGCATATGCCAACACACAAAACTTTGGTACGAAATACTACGAAGATGAGGAGCGTGTGCAGAACCTGAAGATTAAACTAAAGCGTGGTGCATCAAAGAAAGAGATACGTTCACAGCTACAGGACTCACACATAGAAGAAGAGGTGATAGATGCTGTGCTGACACGTATCGATGAAGAGTCTCAGGGGATACAGTTTTGGACAAAGAATGATAAGGGTGTCATCAAGGTGATACACGTATTATTCAAACAGTTTTTAGAAGACAATGGATTCTATAAGTATTGCCCTGAGGGTAGCAAGAACTATGTATTCGTGAAGGTGACAAACAATCTAATAGACCACACGGACGAGAAGGAGATAAAAGATTTTGTTCTCAACTACCTTATAGAATTAGATGACTTAAGTATATACAACTATTTTGCAGACATGACACGATTCTTTAGAGAAGAGTTTCTTACACTGCTGTCTACCATAGACATCTATTTCATAGAAGACTCAAAGGATACATCATATCTATACTACAGGAACTGTGCTGTGAAGATTACAAAAAATGAGGTGACAATCATAGACTATATAGACCTTGGTGGATACGTATGGAAAGACCACGTCATAGACAGGAACTTTAGGATGTGTGATGCAGACACAGACTACAGGACATTCATCCATAACATATGCAAACATGAAGAGGATAGGATAGAGTCGATGCAGTCTACTATAGGATTCCTTATGCACGGTCACAAGAACCTGTCGTTCTGTCCCGCTGTGATATTAAATGACGAGGTTATATCAGACAATCCTGAGGGTGGCACAGGCAAAGGTATCTTTATGAATGCACTCAGTCAGATGAAGAAGGTCGTGACCATAGATGGAAAGTCATTTACATTCGAGCGGTCATTTGCATATCAACTTGTATCGGCAGATACACAGATACTTGTATTCGATGATGTGAAGAAACACTTTGACTTCGAGAGGTTGTTCAGCGTGGTGACAGAAGGTCTCACATTAGAAAAGAAAAACAAAGATGCAATCAAGATACCATTCAGCAAGTCACCGAAGATAGCTATCACAACTAACTATGCTATCAAAGGTAGTGGCAACTCGTTTGCGAGACGTAAATGGGAGCTTGAGTTACACCAACACTACAGCAAGAACTTTACTCCGCTTGATGAGTTTAAGAAATTATTCTTTGGTGATTGGGATGATGATGATTGGTGTGCATTTGACAACTACATGATTGAATGTTTGAAAGGATACCTGAATACAGGATTGGTTGAAAGCAAGTTTGTTAACCTGAAGATTCGTCAGCTATCAGCAGAGACATCTCACGATTTCATTGAGTGGTGCGGTCTTATCAATGGCAGTCAGTTTAATCCAATGCTTGAACCTAACAGAAAAATATCTCTGTCGTCAGCATACCTTGAGTTTGTCGAGCAGTATCCTGACTATGCGCCAAAGGCTAAGCTTACGATAAGTAGGATTAGATTCAACAAGTGGATGCATTCATATGCAGTCTATGTGTCAGGCGTGTCGCCTCAGGAGGGTAGAGATTCAAGTGGCAGATGGATGATAATACAGCCGCCTGCAGAACCTGTACAGACAACATTAGATATATAGAGATATGGCTGTACTTATTGAAAGTAATAGAGGATATAGTCCATGCCAACACCTTGATGAACTTAATAGGATGTATAGGGTCTTAACAAAGACAGTCAAGGTGAAGCATGGCAGAGGTAGGAACATACGATACACGGAGACATTAAAGTATAAGAACAGCAGTGATATTGTAGCACGAGAGAACTTAATTTACTCAATTAAAATATATGAAGAGAGATGTTTGAATTCAGAGAATACCAAAAGAAAATAATTGAAAAGGCAACAGAGATATGCAAGGCTCATAGGTTTGTATACCTTGCGATGGAGGTACGTACAGGCAAGACACTCACAAGCTTAGGATTGGCATCAGCATTGGGATGTGAGAATGTATTGTTCCTTACAAAGAAGAAGGCTATACAGTCTATATCAGATGACTACGACAAGCTATGCCCAAACTCTTTTACACTGTTCACTATAAACTACGAGTCAATGCACAAGCTACCTGACGTGAGATGGGACCTTGTGATAGTAGACGAAGCACACTCATTAGGCTCATTCCCTAAGCCATCCAAGAGAGCTAAGGATGTGAAAGCCATAATTAAAAAGTGTAATCCATATGTGTGTTTGATGTCAGGGACTCCGACACCTGAGAGCTACAGTCAGATGTATCATCAGGTGTATGGGGTCCCCTCAAACCCATTCAGAGAATACAAAAGTTTCTACAAGTTTGCGGGAGAATATGTAAATGTGAAACAAAAAAAGATTAACTCGATGTATATCAATGATTATTCACGTGGGCTTACAAGTATATTGGATAGAATGAAGCCAATGACAATCACATATACACAGAAGGATGCAGGATTTATAAGCACAATAGAAGAGAGAGTGCTGACCGTAAAGATGAAAGACATCACGTATGATATGGCAAAAAAGCTAAGCACACACAGAGTTATTGAGGGTACAGACGAAGTAATCCTTGGTGACACAGCAGTAAAACTTATGCAGAAACTACATCAGATATACTCGGGCACAGTAAAATTTGAGTCGGGCAACTCTATGATATTAGACTATAGCAAGGCAGAGTTTATACGTGACAGGTTTGCCAATCAGAAGATAGGTATCTTCTATAAGTTTAAAGAAGAACTCAATGCACTGCGTGAGGTCTATGGCAAAGAAAACTTGACAACAGAACTTGATGAGTTTAATAATACCAACAAGTCTATAGCCCTGCAGATAGTCTCAGGGCGTGAGGGCATATCACTTCGCAAGGCTGACGCATTGGTGTACTACAACATTGACTTCAGTGCGACAAGCTATTGGCAGAGTCGTGACAGGATGACAACGAAAGATAGATTGGAGTCAGATGTGTATTGGGTATTTGCTGAAGGTGGGATAGAGCACGATATATACAAGGCAGTCATAAAGAAAAAGGATTACACAGTCAGACACTTTAAAAAATTAATATGAATAAGAACATAGCAAAAGAATTAAAGGCATTCACTGAAGAGGTATGTGACAGGTATTCAAATACTGATAGAGCAAACAACTTTAATAATGAGACTTTCAAAGTACAAGAAATAATACCTACAAGCGACCATACAGCAACGGTTATATATGAAAAGAACACAGGTAAAAGAGCAGCATTTTTTTTCTACTACATACCCGGGATTAAAAAATGGAATTACTTTGTACCTACAGATTCACACATAAATGGTATGTCGTGTTTTGCAAATCAAAAGATAGAAGTGGAAAGGCATAACTATAAATATAATTTTTAATAAAAAGGATTTAGTAAATTTACATAATGACAGAACAGCAGATACAGACGAAGAGAATAAAGCAGTTAGAATCTGAAGGGTACTATGTCATCAAGCTTATAAAGACAAACAAGAATGGGATTCCTGACATTATAGCTATACCACCGAACAGTGATGTACTATTCAGTGAGGTAAAGACAAAGACAGGGAAGCTGTCAAAGCTTCAGGAGTATAGATTAAAAGAATTGGAGGGGTATGGATTCAACACAGAAGTCTACAGAGGATGAACTAAACTATTTTGAGGTTGACGATTGGTTTATCTTAAAACTTAAATCATTTCCTCGTAGGGCAGGGATAGACATAGCGACACAGATAGAGGAAAGCGTTGAAAGCCTGCCAATAAAAAATGGTTGGACGCAAAAGATTGCAGGTGTAACACATAAAGAAGAAGATACAATATTCTTTGAAGTCGAATACCTAAATCAAGATACAGAGCCTGTATACTTTATGGATATACATACAATAGAATTAGATGAATACTTAGATTATATAAACTTAAATCAATATTTTAAACATGAATCAAATTAAAGAACTAAGAGAACACGTTGAAAGAGAATTTGGAATTGATGACCTTAGAGAACGTAGACGGTACAATGATATTGTGAACGCACGGATGGTATACTCATACATCCTGAGAGGTCTTGGATATTCACTTACAGATATAGGCAAGAGTTTAGGTAAACACCATGCCACAATAATAAACTACCTTGATAACATGGATGGCTATCTTAAGACTGACCCTGTGCTAAGAAAGAAGTTTGATAAGGTGAGCCGCTCATTCTTAGGTGAAGAGATGGAGATTGATAATAGTGCTCTTACTATGAATGCCACACTAAAATACGCTGAGCTAAAAGAGGTTGAGTTAAAAAATAAGATAAATATTTTGGAAAGCAGAATAAAAGAATTAACTTCGGAGGTGTTAGAGTACAGGTCAACTCAAAAGTTTAATGCTGATGACATTGACAGGTTCTATAACATATTCAAATTGGTAAAGCAGAAAACGAAACACGGAGACGAGTTTAAAGTATTTCAAAAATTAAATAAACTATATGATGTTATTTAGCGAAGAAAGAATAGAAAGGATATTGGGCTATAAGACATGGTCTGATAGACGGAAGATAGATGAACTGCTTCGCATTGACTGTGATATGTATGCTAATCTTGGAATCAACTCATCAAAGAAAGAGAAGGATACTGTAAGAGGTAACTCAAAGAGAATATACCGTATCATAAAACAGATTGACAATCAGATGGGCTCACAGCTACTGATGCATATGGACAAGTAATACTCAAATGAAAGGCAGGCTATCATCTATAGACAAGGAGAGACTTAACTATATAAACTATCTAATGGATGACTTATATAATGATATGTCAGACCTATACGAGTCACTTGTAGATAGAGAGATGGAAGAGACCAAGGCTACTCTGTCTAATATGATACTTAAATTAAGAGACTTACAAGATTCAATTGAAGATGACATCTAAGCAGTGTACAAAATGCAATGAAGTCAAACCATTAGATGAGTTTCATTGGAAGGATAAAAGAAGGGACAGCAGTCCTAACTCAAGAAGAAACTCGTGCAAGTCTTGTGTAAATATACAAAGGAATCTAAGGAGACGCAACATAACATCTTGGCTAAAACAATACAAGCGTAACTGTGAGTGTCAGAAGTGCGGGTATTCTAAGGAGACACATAAAGATTTTACTTGTAAGGCATTAGAGTTTCATCATCATAATAATGACAAGAGTTTTGATGTAGGTGACTATCTAATGAAGGGGGTATCTATAGATAAAATTCAGACAGAGATTGACAAGTGCATTGTGCTGTGTTCACGATGCCACAAAGAAGTACACGAACATGAGATTCGAATCTAAAAAAGATTTAGAAAGAGAGAGGGTAGCCATAGAAAAATTTGTTGGAAGGTTTGGTGGAAGCTATAAGAAGCTCGACCCCAACGATGTAGACTATAGGATATACGACAGTGCAGGAGAGCTGATAGCATACGCAGAAGTTAAAGGGAGATACAGGAGTATTGCAAATGCATACCCACTGCCTGTGGCTGCACGTAAGGTTGTGAAACTATGCGACAAGAGACTTAATCCTGTAATCATATGGGCGTGTGATGATGGTCTTATATACGGAAAGCCAACCCATCTCACAGGAGATGTCAGATGGGGAGGTCGTAAGCCACGTGATGGTGCATATAATGATGAAGAGATTATGATATACTACGACAAACAAAAAGAGTTTCGTTATATCAAATACTATTAGTCTCTTTGAAGAGACTTAATCTTCCATCATATCTTCTAAGGTTGGCAGCTTAGGCAAATCATCAGACATTTTAGGTAGCTCAGGTAACTCAGGTAGACCCAATGCCTCTCGTTCCTTTTTTGTTAGATTAAGTCCACTGCTCTTCTTTTTCTTAGGTTCCCCTTTAGGTTTTTCTTTAGTTTTTTCTTTTGTTGCATACCCCGGTCTGTATGACTTAGCAACACCCATTATCTTAAACACATCATCCATCTCCCCCTCGCCTGTAGCAATATTGAATATGCCTTCAGCAGGGTCCATAGGTGAAGCTGTGCCGATTTCAAGCAATATTTTAGTTCCCTCGTAGGCATCAACGTCTTTGAGTGCCTTAGCAATTTTTTGTGCGAAATCACTATATGGATTCTTCATGCTGTCTCTTGAAAAGTATTCTCCACGATACGCAGCAATACCACTCTCAAGCCCCGCACCTACCAAAGGCAGCCTATATAAAAGTGTAAGTGGATTGCCCGAAGCTAATATCTGTTTAAGTGCGTATTCCCTGTCATCCTTATCTCCAAATAATAATGCCATTGAATATGATGCTGTTGTATATAACACATTGGCGACAACTGCATTCAAAAGAAAGTTTTTGTAATCACTATATGTAGCTTTCCCATTAATAATCCTGCCTGCATATTTCATTGTGTTATTCAACAACAAGAATGATGCACTACCAAACATTGTGACACCTTTAACAAGAGGATTATTTGATTGCTGTAAGCCTATCTTGTTTACATTCTGCTGTGCCTGCTGTGTGCTATCAAATTGATTGAATCGTCTTAGTGCCTCAGCTTTTGACATACCATTCTTTATGTCCCTATTGAATCGTGCCTTGTATCCTAATACCCCATTTATATCTCCATATGATGTAAAGAAAGCTTTTGCTCTTGACAGTGCCCTTGCAACAGCTCCCCTTTTACCTTGTGCTTCTAATACAGGTCTGTATGTTCTTTGCCCTGATTCTATAGCAAGAAGGTCTCCTTTCATTCCTTTCCTATAACGCTCTGCAAATATGCCTGACATATCCATTGCCTCAGCGACATTCTTTTTTCTATTCGCAAGTACATCAGCATAGTCATACATGAATGTGAAAAAGTCAACTATAGGGGTGCTCTTTCCTTTTCTAAATTGATAGTCACCCAATGGCAACATAAATGATGTAGTCTGCTTTAATGCCTGTATGGGCTTGAATGCTAATACAATTCCTGAAAATGTATTCTGTGCCCATGTCAATAGCTTTCCACCTCTTTTTATTTCAGGGGTTGCATTTGGATTGATTCCATAATTTAACATCTGTTGGAATATATTCTTGTATCCTGACATATCTAAAAGCGTCTGTATATCAGGTGACTTATACACCTGATTCATTGTCTTTACACCCAATGCATATGCCTTGAATCGCTCCATATCTCTGAAGTGTTTCTCTAATGTCTGAGTAAATGAACGATTCATTACAACGTCACCTACCTTGGCTGTCCTCTCCTTTAGTGCACTCTGCCATTCTGCATTGAACACCTTAAAAAAGTCTCCTGAAAATAAGTCTTCGCTATTAGTTGCACTCACATCTGTCTGTGTAGGGAAGTAGTTTTCAATCTGACGCAGGCTAATATCATTTGCCTGCATGAATACATTATTCACAGATTCAAAGTATGGATTGCTAAGGTAATCTACCGTACTCTCTATGATTGCTATATTATCCTCCCCAATAAACTCTTTTAATTGTAAGATTTTTGCATCGTCAAGACCTTGATTGTTTAGCTTCTCTCTCTGTGTGTCATTCAATGTAAGTGCATACAAAGCCATCGCTTGGTCTCTATTTAACTCTACACTGAATGGCTCTTTACTTGTGTCTTCCTGTACAGATATTATACCATCTAATGTAATCACATCATTGCCAAGAGAATACTTCCATTTATTCCACTCTTTATTGGCAAGCCTATTTGTTATGCCATCAAGAACCTTCTCCTGTGTAAAGTACCCAAGCAGGGCATTATTCTCCATGTCAAGCAATGAGTTATAAAAGAATTCGGTAAACAACCCATTTGTGTTGCGGTCTAATCGCTGCGTTATAAGGTCAAGGTTAAACATATTCTCCTTCATGAACATAGCCAATGCACCTGTCTTATACTTTAGGTTCTCTGTTACACGAGCCTTAAAGTCTTTTAATGTCTCTAAGAATCCATCTTTTATGAATGCCTGCATGATAGGCTTACGGTCTCTCTTTAGCTGAGTATCAGACTTACGTTGACCATCCTCATCATATAGCTCACTGAAGTCTTTACTTATCTGAGTTTTAAACTGCTCTTTAATAGACTCAGAGAGCTGTCGTCTCATCTTTCGTCTTGTATTAAAATTCTTAATAGATTCAGCCCTTGTATTCTTTAAGTCATCTAATAGCAGCTTCACCTGCTCGAGGTCCATGTTAACAATGTCAGCATATGAATCAATTGCATCTCTCAAGTTAAGGATGTCTAATTCTTTTTTAGTAAGCTTCTGTCCACGCTCGTCTTTATCTAATGCAGTATTATATTCATTTTCATCTATGCTGTTCATTAGGTTTATGATTCCATCAACATCACCATTCATAGCTAATTTTAGTACACGAGATACTGCATCAAGATATGACTTACCTCTCACGTCTACACCACTTGCACTAAGCTTGCCTGACCTTGTCTTCTTTACCTTTACTTTCACGGTGTCCTTAATCTCATTGATTAATTTTTTCTTCACCTGCTCTCTGCTATTATCCAACTCATCCAATACCTTTGTTAGTTGCTCAGTATAGTTTTGGTCATTGGTCTCATTAAGAATCTTATTGAGTCTATTAATTGTTGCAACCCTAAACTCTCTTACCTTTATAGGTGTATCCTTCGTCATCTCAGCAAAAGACTTACGTATCACACGTCTAATCTCCTGTTGGAAGTTTCTTACGTCACGTCTCACCTTATCTTCAGCACGCACCTTCCTGTTAAATTCAAGTGTGCTCTGTCTTAGGCTCTCTGCCTGCTGTGCATCAACCATTGTATCAATCTCGGCAAAGATTAAATTAGTTATGCCTTCTACATTTTCAGGAGTAGCCTGAGTAATTAGCTTGTTAATCTTGTTTACACTGCTCTTAGACACATTCTTTATGCCTACAAGTTTCTGTCTGATTGCATTCTTTAACTCTGTCTGTGCAGCCTTTATATTGCGTTGACCTCTCTTTATGTCAGCTATACGCTTTCTGATGCCACCTATCTCCTTAGAAATCTTAGGACCTCTATTTATTTTTAGGTCTCTATCTATGGCATTCTGAAGTTCTAATTGAATTCTCTCTATCTGACTCTTGAATAATGGATGTGCCTTTAGAATATCCTGAGCCTTCTGTCTTATTTCAATGAGTGACTTTCCTTGTCGAGCGAATCTCTGCAGCTTATCTTTTACATCATTGAAAAGTTTTAGTCCTTCTCTTGCACCTTCATTAATATTACCAAACTCATATGGCATCTTATTAAATAGGTCAATATCAATCTCCAATGCACTTTTTATTGTACTTGCATCGAATCCTCTATTTTGTAGTATCGCCTTGATTGCATCATTTGGATAGCCTAACTCTCTTCCTAATGACACTATAGACTCTGCAGATGCATTGTCTCCTGTCATCAACTGTAATGTGCTTGACAGTGCCGATACATCCTGACCTTTGAATAGCTCTTTGCCTGATAGCAGGTCTACGGTTACAGCCTGAAGAAATTCATCCAATGTGATATTTTCAAGCTGCTCTGCAGTATACTCTGATATACCAAAAAGTTTTTGTATATTCTTGTATAGGTCTACAAGCCACTGCTTGAAGTCTCTGCTTACAGATGCATTCACAAAAGATTCACCTTTGTCTCCTATGGCTGTTGCCAATGCTTCTTCTTTTATGTATGTGTCAATCTCTTCTTCTGTAGCACCTGCCTCACGCATTTTTGTTATAATACGTTTGTAGTCGCTGCTATTCTTTATCTGATTGATATATGTCTCATCCTGCGAGATAAGCTCCATCCCCTTGTTGTATAGTTCAGGAGATGCCTGCTTCGCTGTATTAATCCATATGTGTCCGAACTCGTGTATAGGTGTGTTGAAGTTTTCTACTCTCCCATTTAGGTATAGCTTGCCTTCATATACCGCACCGTATACAGTTTGGTCTTTAGTTAATAGTTCTTTTACCCATAGATTTTTTGTAAGCTCATCAAACTCTTGTTGTGATGTTATGACCTCTACTGTAGGGAACGCCTTCGTTAATCTCTCTAAAAATATTTCCCATGGAGTTGGATTCAGCTCAGATATTTGATACGCTGTAGACGATGTGGTCATTGCAGATGTACCTGCGGCAGATATTGCCTCAGCTTTACTGTAGTTAACCATCTTTGCTAATGGTAGCTCAGCTTCTTTTAAAAGATTTTTTATTTTATCATTGTTATTTAATTGCAGTGCCTCTTCTAATAGTGGCTTCATTATCTTCCTGTCTCTTGCATTTAGTTTAGCAAATGCATCAGATGCCAATATCTCTTCAATAAGTTTCAGCTTATCTGCCTTTTTAACCTTATCAGATTTTGCTTCCTGTATTTTTTCAAACACTTCAGTCTCAGCCTTATTAGCATTGTATTTTACTTTACCTGACCTCTTTTTTTCTAAGCCAACAGCTCGCTCTTGTAGCTGATTAGAATAGTAATCTGTAACCCTATAGAATGGTGCAGTATCTTCCATCAAGGCGACAGCTCTTCCTCGAATATAAAATGGGTAATTTGGATGTATCTGCATTCCTTCAGCTTGCGCCTCTTCTTCTGAAATTTTTGCCGATGCTATTATATCATTGATTCCCTTGTTATATTCTTTTTGTGTTATCTCCTTTTTCTTTAGTCTCTCATCGAGTTGTCTTTTTAACTCGCTTACCTTTACACCATCTTTGTTAGTAATCTCAACCACCATAGTGAGTGCACCCGTCTTCAAGTCTTTGGTAAAGCCTTCAGATGTCTCATCTATAAGTACGTCTCTTGCTATGCCAAGAGAAATCAACTCTTGAGACAGCTTGATGTCAGTCTTTACATCTAATGTCTCAGGCAATATAAGCTCCATGACTGCAGCCCTTGTCTTTACACCTTCATTCTCTTGTAATGCCTTGAAAAATGACATTATATCAGTAGCCCCATCCAAGTGTTTCTTAGCCTTCTTTACGTCTGTTAATTTAGACTCCTTAACTTTATCCTTGATTAGATTAAATATCTTATCCTTTTGATTGTCGGGAATTTTTTCATTCACCATCTCTGCTATAATAATATTAGACATGATGCCACCATTCCCCATGTTGTACACAACGGAATAGTCTGCATCCATTGCCCCTTTTATTATTTTTGTTGCTGCCACATCTTTTATCGATGCCCATGCAACCTTGCCAAATAGTCCCTCCATCAATGGGAAAAAGTTTCCTCCCATCTTTACGTATGGATTGGTATCAGGGTTGTGCGGTTTTGTGGGGTCTTTAAGTTCTACCTTTAGCTTGTCAGCCATCAACAGGTTTATCTTTTTCCCCACTAACTCTTTTAGTTTAAACCTCTTTATCTTTTCTACAAGTGACAGGTTTTCTTCTACTGTTATAGGTGTAGGCTCAACAGTTGGCTCTTCTACTACAACTGTCTCTCCTGAACTTTCTTGTTTGTCTAACTCGCTAAATAGTTTCTTTGCCTCTTTTGTCTTCTTGTCTATTACATTGTCTTCTGTCTTACCTTCAGATAGTTGGAACTGTACTTCATCGCTGCCAAGACGTTCTTCTAAGTCAGCTTCTAAGCTTGCTACATCTTGCTTCAATATCTCAAGCTCGGACACTCTTGTCTTGTGTTTTTCTGCTACTCTCTCTTGGAATTTTGTTAGCTTCTTGCCTGCAATATTCTTGTCTGCTATTGCTGAGAGGATACCATCAAGCCTTGACTCTTCAATAGTATTGTCGTCAAACGCCTTTACATCAGCCTTGTTAGGTCTTGCAATAGGTGTCGGGACTACCTCAGTCTCAGTCTCAACCTCAGCCTCAGTCTCAACCTCAGTCTCAGTCTTAACCTGTATATTGTTTTCTGTTTTTACAGGAGACTCTTTAAAATTAGCAGCATCAACTGATGTACCTGTACCTATTATTATATCATATGTAGGTCTTTCAACAAGCTTTCCGTCTACTACTCTTTTTGGCTTTACAATTGTTTTTACAATCTTAACACCTTCAGGGACTTGGTCGCTTTCTTCTATTCTATCTACATCTACTAATTCACCTTTTTCAATTCTTCTTCCAAGCTCCCCATCAAATATGTATCCATCTGCTTCAAGCTCTGCCTTCCGCTGCTGATACCAACGCATATCTTCTTGAGTTAAAGCCTCATTAGCTAATATGGCATTTTGCATAAAGTTCTTAAGCAATAATGCCTTACTTTTTGAGTCTGTAGTATTAGCCCATTGTGCTTTTATGTTGTCAACTCTTTTCTGTAATTTATTTTTCTGAGTCTGTGTTGCAGCCTCTTGTGCTTTTGGAGTCCTAACCATTGTAACACCATCCTCCTGCATCTCAAATCCATTACGCTCGTATAGTTCCTGTAATCGATTTGCATCTACAGTGTTATCCTTTGGTACTACTTTCAGTGTAACCTTCTTCCCACCACTGTCAGCCTTCTGTGTAATCTTATTGATTGCAGCCTCAGCCTTTCCTTGACCTTTCTTTCCTTCCTCTGTTTCTATACTCTCTAATGTGACACCTGTCTCATCTTCAGTTAGTATAACCTTGGTGCCATCCATGTCAACTTCTACACCACCCTCCATTACGTCTTCAAGAGAAGTGGTCTCACCTAATCCTTCAGCAAAAGATTCGGTCACATCTGTCTCAACATCTACATCAGCAGTCGTCTTACCTTCTGCCTTTAACGCTTCTGTAATCTTTTGTTCTACTATGCCCTGCGTCTCAGCATCATTGTTAATAATTAAATTGGTTTTTAGTGCCTGCTCAGGAGTAAGCTTTTGCATCTTAGACAGAAACTGTTTTTTGCTTAACTCCTTGCCATTGATAGCGTAGTATGGTGATGCATCATCCAATACACTTCTATATGATATGTCAAGCATTCCTTCAAGATTAACCTGAGCCTCTTTGCTTGCAAGCTCTCCTGTGCTGACTGTCTCTGCTATCTCGTCATTTATGTTCTTTATCTTCTCACTAAACAGCTCTCTGCTATTTGTTGTAGATGAAAGTTTTTCTTTTGCGGCTAACAGCTGCATTACCCTTGTCTCTACTTCAGTAGAAGCATCTTCATTCCCACTGACCTCTAATAGGCTCTTTGCCTCTCTCCTGCGACCTACATTCTTTTGAATTTCTTGGTTTTGTTCAGAGGTAATCTTCCCTAACCTGTGCATCTCATTTGCCCACTCACTTATCCTGCTGTCGGTCTCTCCTACATTATTAAACTCAGATACATTAGAAAGTCTCTGTGCAAGACTAAGATTCTTCTTTCCTCGTATGTCACTATACATATTAATGGCACCTGTTGTATACGATATAGGATTTGCAAATGGCATAAATAAGCCACCTATCACCTCAGATATTATCTCCTTTCTATTTGTCTCTTGACCTGACACCTTCTGCGCCAAGAACTCTCCACTTCCCTCGAATAATGGGTTTACAAGAGCCTGCTCTGCAGTTAATACACCAAGCTTTGTAGCTCTCGATGACAGTGGTTTCGCTCTAAATATTCTACCCGCCAACGATGTCTGTAATAATGATATTGCACCAATTGTCAGACCTCTCTTTAATCCTATCTGCTTTCCTTCTTCCCATACCGCATCGTCATCAAGAGCCAATTCCATTTGGTCCGGGTCGAGCACATCATACCCTTTTTTTCTTGCCGCATCCATCACAGCATTGGTGTACTCAAGTGCTACGATTGTAGTAGAAAATCCAAGCTGTGCCCCTCTACCTAAACCTACAACCCCTGCCGGCAATGCACCCGGTCCACCTGTTGCTGCAGCCCCATATGCTGCACCCATACCAAACCCCGTAGCAGCAAATGCAGGTATAATAATCGAACCGTATGGTAGCATCTGCGTGAGACTCTCTGCTGCCAAAGATATACCAACCTCAAATGGTTGGTCATAGAATGCATCTAACTCTTCTGCAAATGTCCTTCCTTTCTGATACCTATAAAAGCCTCTTCCCTCCTTTCCTGTTTGAGCTTCTGCCGCATACTTAGCTATAGCTTCAGCTGCCTCTTTTGCGGTACTGTTCTCGTCTATATCTTTTAATCCTAATGATATGGCAAGGATGATATATCCAATATTCCCATTAGCCAATCCCCTCTTATATGAATTTGACACAGCCTCTAAGTTTTCTACCCACTCATCCATTACAGCCTTGTCTGCTTTTTTATTAAACCACGTGTGTGCTATATCATATCTATTTGCAGCCTCTTGTCTTTTTATTTTTAGTATGTCATATTCTGTGTTGAATTTATCTACAAACTCAGCTTCTTGTTCTGTCTTAGGCTCATACAATGCAACCTCATCTGCAGTCAATCCAAGTGTATTGGTAGAAAGCTCATTCATTGCTTCCATGTATAGGTCCACCTCTTTTCTTTCATCTATTGCTATAGCTCCATTTACAGCATACATATCCTGCAGGTATTTATCAAAGTCCTCTCGAACCCTTTGAAACTCATCTTGGTTTACAGACCCTCTTAGTATAGCAGCTTCTTCCTTTAACTCTTTTAATACCTCATTTGCATCTGTACGCTTCTTTCCGTTGATATATAGGAATCCCATCTTCTCTTTCATCGCCTGCTGTTCTTCTAAGCCCCCTTCCTCGCTGTAGTCCTGTTGGAATTCATACATTGGTGAGTTTTCAATGGCAACAATCTTGTCCATTAAATCCTCATATTTATTATACATATCCATGTAGGCATTGTAGTCTAATCCTCTCTTCTTATAGAACCTATCAGCCTCTACATCTACTGCAGATATATCTTTCCATGAGCCATTAACTAAATCTTTTGCCTTCTCTTCAGAGTCTACAGAGATAACCTCTCCTCTTACTACTGCCTCAAGATATGCCTCGTCTGCATCTAATAGCATCCATTCAGATGGGTCTGTGCTATAGTCTGTTGCAGCATTTTTAGGGAATAGTGTGGGGTATACAATAAAGTTCCCATTAGGCATCTCTCTATATGTAAGCTCTAATGTGCCTACAGATAAGTCATCTAATTGCGTATAGTTCTTACGCATAGTCTGTAACCTTACCGCATTGGTAATATCATCAGTAACCTCAGGTTCAACTCCTGCAGGTACTGCATTGTTTATTATAAAAGACTTTAGCTTTGCTGTCTCATCACGAGTCTTTATTTTTTTTGTTGTGCCTGCTGCCAATGGCTTTAGTTCTATGACTTCTGTCGCACCATTGTCTGTTGATATGACTTCTATAGCATTTAATGTAAATGACTTTGGTATAATCGCACTAAATAATCCAACATCCCTAAATACAAATCCATACTTACCATACTTCTCTGTAAGCAAGTCTATCGCATCACTTGAATTGTAGTCTATGACATCTTCTGTGATTGATGCTATGTCATTTTGAAATTCTTCTGATAGTATGAGCTTTTCTTTCTGCTGTATTTTCTCTAAAGTTTTTTTGTCAGCCTCTCTTTGCTCTTCTCCTTTTCTTTGTATAAGTTCGCCTTCTTCTTTTAATGTGACACCTTCGGGTCTTATAATGTTATCAGCACCCGGCACATCGATATATTCATCTTGTAAATATTCAGGCGATACCTCACCTCTCTGCCCATAAAACATTGATTCAAATGACCCTTGTGCAGGTGGTGCAGGCGGTTTTGGCGGACCCGGAGGTGCAGGTTTACTTGCAAAATCAGGAGGCATTATATTGGCAACACCCGGTGTATCGACATATTCATTTGGTTGGTCTTCTTCTTTCTCTCTTCTCTTCTTCTCTTCTTCTATTTTACTTTTCAAAAGCGGAGCTGCTTGTGATATATAATCCCAATCTACTTTTTTATCTAAAGTGTTGTCAGATAATACTGTACCTTCTACGTTCTCAGTCTCTGACGAAGCCAAAGAACCATCTTCCGAAGGTGATACCATACCTTCCTCTTTTTTTTTTACATCAGGTATAGCTGTATCTGCCCAAGCTGCTTTGAATTTATCAACAGTAGAAGTTTTAAATAAACCATTAGATTTACCTATTTCAAAAAGCTTCTCTTGTTGTGTTGAATTAGCAGCCTTCCATTTTTCAAAAGAAGTTTTATTCGTTATTATTCCCTCGTCAAGGTAAAGATTATATAATTTTTCTAACTTATCCATTTATTATTGTTAGTTTGGTTATTCTTCAGTTTCTTCTTCATCAAGTATAGCATCACCGTTTGTATTCTTTAGCTGTCGTTGACCTTCTATGAGCAATGGAATCCTGCTGTCAGGTACATTTGCTAATCCCTTTCCTATTAATAAATCTATAAGAGATTGAGCGTCTTGGTCAAGGGATAACTTTATATCTGCTTCACCTTCAACTGAGCTTGTCAATGTTACTTCCTCACTGATTCCCCCACTTGTCTCTGCAGTATAATTTTCAAGACCTGCAATATTTGCAATCATAGGATTTAATTTTTTAACTACTTCTTTTTTCGATAACATATTTCCATCTGTACCAACAAATGCAGATGTGTCTATATTATTTCTCATCAATCTTTCTAATGTCTCCAACATAGGCTCATACTCATCTTCAGGAATAGAAGCACCTGACCCTATTACTCTACGTTCAATATTTTGATTGATACCTGCCCCTTGAGGTATAATACCTCCGGCAGCTACTAAATCGACTATATTATCTATCTGTCTGCCTTCACCTAAGATAAAGTTTCCTTGAGATGTTAAGAATGATTCAATGCTTTGAACGTCATTTAATTTTAATGCTCTTCTTACACCACCTTGTGTCATTATTAATTGACCTTTGTCACGGACAATATCAAGACCCGGATTCATAGCCTCTAATGCATCTATAGCCTCTAATATTTCTTCTTCATTACCATAGACTAACTTAGCCATGTTTGTTAATGCATTCTTCTTTTGTGTTTTATTAAGACCTTTACCCGAAGTTGGAGGCTGTGGTGCATATGGCTTATTTACTACATTTTGAATATCAATCTTTTTGTCTATCTGCTCATCTATCTGATTGCTTAAGAAGTCTCTAACAGTCTGCTCTTGTTCATCTGTAAATACAGGTACGCCATTAGCATCTTGAGTCCTATCCAAAAATATTAATGTGCCCGTCTTGTCATTCTTGTATTCAGTCTCGTTATATGTGAAATCAAAGAATTCACCATTTGCAGTCTGTAGTTTCCCTGTGGTAAGCATATCTGCAACATGGTCTTTGTTTGTCATCATAGCCTCTATTGTGTTTTCTTTCCATGTGGAAAACCCCGGAGCTTCAGTCTTGTCATCTATCTGCGTTACACTACTTAAATTTCCTGCACGCATAGCCTGATTCAGCTCTTCTATTACATACTCTCCCAAGTAGTCTACTTTCTCTTTTACATTTGCATCTGCATCATACCTGTCATAATTTCTTTTTATCTTGGTCAACATCTCTGCTGCAGTAGTCTGCTGATTCATGTCTATATTCCCATTTGCATCTCTATTGGCAATGCTTATCACACCATTGGTAGGATTTATAAATGTCCCTGCATTACGCAGGTTTGCCATACCTTCTACGTGTTGCATATCAAACACTTCACGCCATGCAGACTCGTCATTCTGCCACCTGTCCATCTTTTCTGTATATGCCTCTTGGTATGCCTTAGCCATATCAAATGTTAGCTTCGTGCCATCTGTATTGTTCTGACGGTTACGTGTGTAGTCACCTAAATTCAACTGACCTGACTTTAGCAGGTTGTCCTGCATACGTCTATATTCAGTCATGTTAGTCACGTATTCATTAATAAAATTATTACCATGGTCATAGTCACCTGTAGGCGCATTAGAAAGCTCGATACCTATCTGCCTTGACCTTTCATCTATCTCAGCTTTTTTATCAAGACGTACCTTCGCCTCTTCTTTGAGCATATCAGATACACTCTTCCCGACAGCATTCCAATCTATCCTGTCCTTTTCATTACGCTCGACATATTTATAGTAAGTAGCCATATATTAATCTTTATTATCTTCCTCCAAACATTTCTTCTAATTGCTTATATCGTAAATATTCTTTATAAGCTTCTGTATCTAATCCGGCATTTACTCCACCCATATTAAAAATATAAGGAGAACTTGAAAAGTTTTTACCTATTCTATTTGAACCTCTATAATCTTGATACCCTTCACTTGCGTAAAGTTTTTTAAATGCTGCAGGATTTGCTTTTTCAAGCTGCTTAAAATCTCTTTTACTCATATCACTTATAGAGGTTGGAAGAACTCCCGAAGGAACCGTAGTAGTCATAGGTGTCTCAGGTACAGTACTCATTACAATTTGTGAAGACGTTGGAGGCAGAGGACCTGTTTGTGGGCTAAGCCCTCCTATCCCTGTGCCAAGAGATATTTGTGGGTATGATGATTCCAAAGTTGCATCTATAGGGTTAATATTTGTTAAAGTTGTATCACCAAATATAGCTGAATTAACTGCATCTTGTCCCAAGGATGCAATCCCTGCTCTTCTTTGACCTGCCGTACCTTTACCATATAGTGGTGCCATTGATACTGCCTGACCTACAGTACTTATAGCACCTTGTATACCTTGTCCGATTGCTTGTCTTTTTGCATTCTCAGCTTCTGCCGCTGCTCGCTGAGCACCTTCTGCCTCCTGTAGGCTTATGTCGGCTTGTAGCCCTGCCAATCGAGCGTCTTCTCGTGCAATCAACTCTTCAATCCTATTCATCTCCTGCTCCTGTTGTGCCATAATCTGCTGCTGTCCTAATAGGTCCTGTTGGTATACCTGACCTGCAGTAGAGGCAACGCCTCGTGTAGACCCCTCTCTTGCTGCCCCCATCAGATTTGCTGCCTGCACCATAGCCCTGTCACGAGCGATGTCGTATATCTCTTTGTTTATACCAAGGTCTGCCATGTAGTTCACATCAAGACGCTTACGTGCATCTTCTAATGCTCTATCAGCTGCTGCCTGTGCTCTTTTTTGTTTTTTACTTTGTGCCGCAGCCTGACCGAATGATGCCGCTGTACCTGCAGCACCCATTACTAACCCTGTTATTCCTAATCCCAATGCTAATCCTATTCCTGCCATAATGCTAATTCTTTTTGTATTATTAATGGTGGCAGTGTCTTGTAGTCTTCTGTGTACACATCTGCCTCTGCCTCTTCAAATGTCTTTGCATCCGTCTTATATACACAACACCAATCGGTATCTTCATGGATATATAAGACTCTCTGCGTACCTGTCTGCGTGAATATAACATGAGGTGCCTCCACCGTCACAATCTCACCGCTGTCTGTTAGATACGATACCTTCCCTTTTAGCAGGAATGAAGGATGTTGTTGTTTGTGTATCATAGATATTACTATATGCCCTTTAGGCATAAATAGCTGTCTTGTATACAGACCTCCCTCCAATGTCTGCTTAAGCGGGTATGTAGCTTTCAACTCTTCGCTTTGAGGTGTGCCACACTTGTGTGTGACAGCCTCATCATATGTACTTAAGACCTGCCTAAATTGTTCTATTCTCTCCCATAGCATCCCCCTATTATAGTTGACATAGTTTAGAATGTCTTCAGGATTGTTATCCTCTAATACAATGGTATCCTGCATAGAATTAAATGTTTATCTTACAAAGATAATAATTTTATGGGAAAGATTTCATTATCTCAGATTCAACAGAAAACATTTCACTCTGATTAATCGCCTTCGTAGGGTCAAGTGTCAACACAAACTTACAGTAGTGTCCTAATAGACCATGTGACTCTGCTATAGGATTCTTAATATACAAGAAATATGCGTCCTGCAGTGGTATAGGATTAACAGCAGGAGGAACAAATGGATTCCCCTGTTGGTCTACAGATGAGTTAATAACCAACTGATTGATACCATTGCGTTTGTCTACGTTTTTCTGAATAATCTGACCTGCAAATATAGGTGTCTCATATGGTGGCACTGCATAGTATAGATAGTCTCCAACGCTTACAATGCTTCCTATATCAACAGATAGTGCAAAGTCAATCTCGTATGCTGTAGCTATGCCTCCAACTGCTGTACTACGAGCGATGCCATTAAGTGAGCGCAACTCAAATTCACTTTCATCTACACTTGCACCTGTCGGTCCATTGTTACGAATGAATGCAAACCACGCATCTTCTTTTTTCTCGAACCAATCGTCATCAATCAGTCCTGTGGTCTGTATGTCTGTTGTTAGGATAGCATCCCAAGAGTCGTCACCCTCCAAGTTTAATGTCTTGAACTGCTTGGTCTCTAATGGGCTCTGATTAAATATACTTGTTATCTGAGACTCATAGGTGGTCCCATAGAACGTGTTGTAGTTATTGTTGGTGTTATGCCTATAAAGGTTGCCACCCTTAAACGTATAAAAAAATTGATTCATCCCTATCATCCAATCAGGGAAAAAAGAATAGAATGATGGGAACCCCTGTGAGGTATTGCTGTATGTTAATGTATAATTCTGACTCATAGACTATTTTTTTTGTCTCTTTAAAGAGACTGTTATGTACACGGACCTATTGCTGTTATCACACCATTTGCATTTACAGTTATTCTCTTTCTTACACCTCCAACCTCTATTGAATAGTCATTGGCAGGAGCTCTATTGATACCATATTGGTCAAGACAGAAAAACTCATTTACTTGTGGGTCGCCTGCTGTGCCACCACGATTTGGTACATTATAGTATAATGTATTCAATCTTCCCTCTTCACATTCAAGTAGTCCATCATATATACGCCCCTGTACAGGCACTAACACAACCGGGCAGTTTATCTCTATCTCCCATATGGCATCGTCACACGGTGAGAATATCTGAGCTAATCCTGTCTCAGGAGTAGCGGCTGTCTTAGGGAAATATAATGTACACCAATCCGGGCTTGTAGCAGTAAGCTTTACATCTGCAGATGTACCTGTAACCACACCACTTGCCCCTACATTATCAAATACACCTGTCGATGCATTCCAATCGTACTCTTGTAGCCCACTGTATCCACCCCCATCTAATGTCACACCGATAGCACAGTCCTCTGCTGTTAACCCAACATACGTAAAGCTATTAGGGTCTGTTGATGCCACATACCCCTGTGTCTCGCTTGTCATCTCATTGTATGTATTAGAGTCGTATAGCACCCTTAGTCCATCAGGAGATGCCAATGGATTAAAGTATATGATAACTGCACCAATATCAGTGCCAACACTGAAATCAATGTCATATACGCCCTGACTACTGTCTGTACTTATGCCCTGACTGCAAGGAAACGCACAGCTTGGACAGTCGGGAGAGCCTGCCAATAGCAGTCCACCTAACTGCTGACGTACCACATTGCCATCACTATAGTATCCATCAGGAGACGGAGTTGTTAGCGTGCTATCTGCAAATACTGCTGTTGCTCCCGAGAGCGTAGGTGCATCTAAAAAATAATTACCAAGTGCTGCCATATCTTAAATTTTATTCTTCAATAGTTGTCCACTCAGGACCGCTTACAATAACCAACATCTCTTCTTTTGTATAAGGCGTTAGACCTTGCGGGGCTATACTCTCCTTAAACATCATTATACCCTTGGTGTCATCCAAAGACATCCGTATGTATATGTGTTGGCTACCAAGGCTTTCAATCATAAGATTCTTATATCCATCGATGTCATCCTTTAGTACAATATAATATCTCAAATCATCTATCATGTCGGGTAGTTTACTTCATCTAAATTAGCTGCACTCATATTGAATGGCGTTCCATCATTAGTTCCAATTATATCATTGACAATTGTTGTAGGGTCATCACGCTTGTCCATCGCCCAATGGCTCACAATATCAGAAGCAAAGCTTGCCGTTGTGATGTCGATAGGTAGACCACCGTTATATAACTCTGTCACCTCGGCAGCACTCAACTCTTTTCCAATTACCGAAAAATGGTTTGCGTTTCCGTCAATGTAGTCCGCACCCATAAACTTTAAGGAAGCTGAAGTATTTATCATACCCGTATATGTGCCTGCGTTTTGATTTGCATTGTCAACTTGTACGTCATTAATGTATATCTTCATGCCGGCACTTGTTTTTGAACCGTCATATGTACACACAATATTCAACCATGTAGACAAATCTCCACCTGCCAAAGTATTATACCTCCTCCCTATCCTGTTGGATGGATTGCTTAATAGTTCAAACAATAATACCCCACCTGACGTTAACCTTATTCTATATTCGTTTGTTTTGTTAACAATCATACCGTTAAATGTTGAACCAAATGAGTCTAAATACACCCAAGTTGATAGACTAAAAGCTTGGTCGGTTACACCATCGCCAAAGCTCAAGTCATCAGCGTCAGGAACTTCAACAAATTGATTGATTCCGTCAAATATAAAACTTGCCTGTAGTGAACCATCACTGCACTCACAGCATACTGCAAATGTTGATGCAGCATCATAGCATAGCTCTATCTCTGTAGGCTTTCTATAGTTATATATTAAGTATAGATACTCATCTGAACTGCTCGGCATTGTAAACTCTGCAGTGTACGTATTAGCACCATTGGTTGGCACAACAGGCGTAGCATTGATAGATGCATTAAATAGTGCCTGCATCTGTGCAGGTGTATTTGCATAATACGTATTGGTACGCAAGTATCGTAACTCATCTGTACTCGGGTTATATACATAGTCGTCTGAGCCAATCTTGTTGCTTATAATACTTACAGTTGCACCATCTGCAGGAATAAATCCTGAGCCTTGTGGACCTGTAATCTGTGTGTATTGCGAGATAAGTGGATTAGATGTACCCGATGCTAACTCTACTTGCTCGCTGTGTAATGGCGATACATATGTGCCATCTACCCAACTGTACTCATTATGAATATACTGACCTCCATCAACATCAAGAGAGTAACATACCTGAATAATTTTTAGCTCCTGTGCAGCAGGACAGTTTACAGTAATCTCTAAGTGAGTTGTTCCCTGAGAGAATATCTGTACATTGACAATATTCTCAGATACAGTATCCTTGTCTACAATCAATGCACCTGAAGATGTCTGCTCACCTGTAGTGTCTACAACACCATTATATGTCGCCTGAACTTCAAATGCACTCTGACCATCTCCTAATACATTGTATTGGATAGATACGTCTCCTACCAAGAATCCTACATCAACACAGAACGATACACTTTCCTTGCTATCTACTACAAATGAACGTGATATACCGCACTCAATACACTCTTGAATAGATGGAAGTAACTCTAAGTTAGAGCTAAGCACATACTCGCCCATATATGGGTCATACCCTCCAAGCTTCTGAGTATTAAAAGATTCAAGGAACAAGTCTCTAAACCAAGACCTCATCCCAATATTAGATATAACAGATAGCGACTCGCCTTGCCCTGCACCTGTAAGCATTAATACAGCACCACGCTTGGCATCTGTAAAGTATTTGTATGGTCCCCATTTAGCAAAACTCTCGGGATGGAAGCTTATACCATACTCTTCTATACGTGCAACCTGCTGTCCTAACACCTCAGGGATTGATGCAACTTGTCCACCTCCTGTAGAATCTGTAAGAATATTCTTGCCTTGCAGTACATATGATATTTTATCTTCTTGGAATGTAAGGATGTCAGTCTCTCTCCCATCGATAAGATATATCGGTCCGTATCTTTCCTCTAATGGCTTAAAGTTTAATAGCCCTAAGTTGAACTCATTTAACTTATTCACATTAGACTCATCATTGTATACACCACTATACGTCAGGTCAGCATATCTCCTTACCTCCTGATAGTCTTGTGCAGATGTAGATGTCACCCTGTTACCTAACGACAGGTCTCGTTTACCAATCGCATCCATAATAACATAGCTTTCAATGCCATTACCAAATGCGTAGCAATTAAAGAAATCTGTACGTACATTTGCCTGTGAAAATGCAGGAAAGCGATTCCCTGTATGTGTGCCTATCGGAAGTGCTGTAGTTATAATATCTATATTGTTAGGGTCTACAGGTGGAGTAGATGGGTCTGTAGTTATACTGCTACACACACCGTAGAATGGAGATAATCCATCTGTTACAATAGTACCATCATTTGGTACTATAACAGACTGCTCTATCCCATCTATATCTATATAGTTGAACTGTATAGGTGCAGGTTCAGGTGGATTAACTCTCAAATAAAATTGACATATACCACTCTGTGTTACAATAGGATATGACTCAGATGATTCATACCATACATCAGGAAGTGCATCCTGAGGCTCTGTCTCAAATGCAATAAAATTTGCACCTCTGTATACAACTATCTGAACTTCTAACTTTGTCTTTCTCTTTTTAGTTCCTGCCTGACCTTCTGAAGACTTTACAACAAAAGAATTTCTTCCTGTTGTTGGATGAGGCATTATAGTAGATGATATACTTCCCGGTTGACAAGACCCTATACCACTTGGATTGTATGCCGGACCTGTACAGTTATCTGTAGTAGCCAATGCTTCTAATGCTATATCTATATTCTCTCCCTCAAACCAATTCTCAAAGTTAGGATAGTCTGATGTTACAGTAAATGTATGGTCTACAAACCACTCTCTACGTGATGTATTTCCTTTGCCTTCTCTAAGGTTGTTTATATATATCCTAACTCGAGTTCCTTCGGGAAGTTCGTAGTCAGTATATACTCCCGGAGAGTCTTCAACATCTATCGGATACAATACATCATTACATCCCTTTCCAAATACAGACTGTACCCCGTAGTCTATGATATTATTCTCAACATTAGATACAGCAAACTCATTTGCCTTAATCTTCATGTATACACCCTGTGGCACAGTAGTGTCGGGTACGGTAATAAAGTCCTCTTGTTGAGACTGTTTTTCTAATACAGTGGCAGATACACATCTTTCTAATGTACCATTTGAATCTACTTTTACTCTTAGAATATCACCCTCGTCAATCTTCTGAGCGTTCTGACCTTCAAGTAAAAAGTAGCTATCTGATGTAATAGGGTCTGTAAAAAAGAAACGTGAGTACACATTAAAATAATTCTCTTTGTCAGGCTTGATACAGAACTTGTATCGTGTTGCCCATGCAGGTGCAATCTGTGATGATGGAATATTTACAACTATATGATTTGCTAAGTCAGATGCTGAGCATGGCACGTATACCGTGTTCTCTGTACTTACCAATGCTGTTGTGCTCCTGCCATACTCATCCATGTATATCATGCCAACCTCATAGCTCCTGTCGCTATGCAAGCTTGTAGGTGATGCTACCTTCTGAAATGTTGCATCAGCGGATAATATCTCATAGTATTCAAATGTATAATTTGCAGGATTTGTAGGGTCATCAAATCTCATAGCCAACAACTGAAGCCCTATGACTGTAGATGTTGGAGATGAGAATATAGCTATATCGCCTTGTACTGATGTAGGAGGTGTTATTGGAATGCCTATATTACTTACAGTCTTATTAAGACCATCCAATGTCTGAGGTATAACACAGTTAAAATCATCAGTGAATGTAACGCCATTACACGCATTTGTTACAGGCTCTACTCCATTAAGTGATATATCCCCAATCCTGTTCCTAAAGTCTGCACTATTTGCAAGCTCATCAACACTGTTAAAGTTTTGTGTTAGCACATATTGAAGGCTTATTGTAGTATCCTGTGTGGTCTGTGTAGGCGTGACGGTGCCTGTGAAGCTGTGGTGTGTAAATTGTAATGTAAGCTCAATTGATGAGCCTGCCACCAAGTCTATACCCGCAAAGTCAATGTCTACCCGACAATTAGAGACAGGATAACCCGGGTTGCCACTGTCAACAAAATAGTCCTCCTCTAATAGTGTTTCAGTTAAACTTTCTGCCCCAATATCTTCTGAAACTAAATCTATAACGTAGTCTATGCTTGTAGGCTGACCTAATGCATCTATCAAGTCATACTGCTCTAAGTAGTTGCCATAGAAGAGTCTGCCACCCATAACAGTCTGTGCCTTAGCAAGACGAGGCACATTGTCATATAACCTAAGTATCTCAGATGATGGAAGTACAGTATATATCTTGCTGTTGTTAAATGTATATTCATACATCGTATTATCCACAAGTCCTAACTTCTCTTTATCTAACTTTTCAATAACACGGATAATCCCATTTGTCATGTCTTTCCATAACAAATCTATCCCCACTACTAATGGACCACCTGACATATACTCTATCTTCGCCTGCTGTGCTAAGTTTAGCATACCATCATTTAGCCCTGTACCATAATTATAGTCAAATGGGCTTGGTATAAATGCAGGCGGTGAGAACTGTGATGTCGCTGAGTATTGACCATCAGCGTATCTATATCTATATGCAAAGCATATAAATCTATCCTCAATAAAATTATTCTCAGTTGTCGTAATCTGAGGTGTTACATTGGGTGATGTCAGTGGTGGCTTCTTTATTACAAGCAATGCCTCTGCACTTACACCATCTACCCCTGCCGATGGATTATCATAGTTCCTATCTATATTTATACATCTCGGAGGATTTATGTCATCGGTAAAAAATAATAGCTTTTCATCCACAAGGTCCACACCTGTAATAAGATATGTAGGATTAAAGTTTAGTGTGGTATTAGAACTACCCCCATCATTAATACTAATAACGTGATACGTCAGTGTGTTAACCTGCACATTAAATGATACGATAAGGTCTAATTTTCCTGTCGGGCTTGGTGCAAAATTAGAGTCGTGTATAAACCAATATATTGTCTCGTTTGCTCCATCTTCATATGCACCAATACATCGAGCGTCATCGCTTAGAGATGTGCCATTATACTGTAGGTCTGTTAGCTGTGTGTTCCCTTTGGTGTTTTCTAATGAACCAATATCAGAATTCTCAGTAGAACCTAACCGTATATTTAATGCATCAACATATTCTCCCGCAGGTAAAAGTCTCTCATCGATACTTTTATTCATTATCCCACGTATAAAATTTCTTTCTATATTAGCCATACTACTTCAGCCATTTATTTTGTCCTCTAAGATTCATTAATAACCTTCCCGGATGTATATTGCTTATTCTTATCTTAGCATTTCTTAATAGAGAAGACTTACGTCTTCGTGCCCTTGCAATCACATACTCCTGTACGTTTAGCTTAGAACTTAATATAGCATACTCTATCGCAGCATATATATAATCTTCAAACATTTTATTCACAGTAATCAGCGAGTTATCTCCGCCTTCCATACCATCAGACACATACTCAAGTACCACGCTTTGGTTTGCCATATCAGAGCTAAAGTTTATAACGCCACCCTTCTTGTCTATACTAAACGTAGGATTAGCATTTGCTGTCTCTGTATTTAATCCAAATCGTGCGCCTATGTGATAATCAAAATACCACTGCCCATCGCAGTAATATCCCTCACATCCATTGAATGGATTAGCTGAGTTTAGATATATAGACTTTTTAGAGCCTTTTATTCTATCTAAATCTAAATTAGAATACTCAGGGCTTAGTGCATTGCCTTCTGCATCAAATAAAATATTACAGTCATTGTCTTGTAGATATGCGCTACTCCAATTGGTTTGAATGTTTTCTGTTAGTGGGTATAGCATACCATCCTTATACACAGAGATTCGAACCCAATTCACATAGTCAGATGGTAACACATATCTTAGCGTGTTACATACCGTTAGCTGTAATATCTTAATCTCTTTGAATGCATCATAGTTAAGTTCCTGTATCGCACGTTTTGCATGGAACAATACCTTAAATCGCTCCTCATTGTTTACAAGGTTGTGATTCCCTGCATACATCAACATAAAATTATTGACTATGTCCTGTAGTGATACATACTGATATGACCCCCAATTAGCATCCTGAGGGCTATTGCCATTATTGTCGTAGTATTCATATTGTGAAATATATGCCATAGTCTATTATTTTTCGTCTTGGTCTTCTTTTTGTTCTAATCCCTGCCCAAACTGTACTGCCTGTACCTCTCTTATAGACATACCTGCATACTGCAATATCTTCAATACTAACGTAGGCTCATCTGAAATTGGTAACTCAAAGTCTTGAAAGTCAGGTTGAGATTGGTCAAATGAAGGCTCGCCTCCAATCAATGTGATATACGTCCACTTAGGGTCTTTAGGGTATCTTATGTACTGACACTGAACTGCACCTATTGTATTTATACTTGCAGGGAACAGTGTTATGTTTGGCTCCTGATGTGTGTATGCCGGGAACAGTGTCGATGGTGATGTTAGCAGTGAATTGTTTAACATAGTAATCTTACTATGAGACACCTTCTCTGCCTCACTCACTACACCGCTATCGTATATAACGTACCCTTCAGGGAACGCCTGAAATATATCTGCAGGATTACCATTGCCATCTGTCAATACAAGTGTATCTGTGCCAATAATAGACTCAACATACGCTGTCTCGTTTGTTGTTGTATTGCCTACAATGCTACCTACCTGTACACCTGCCGCAACAAAGTTAGTCGTATTGTCAACCAATGATGATACCACTACAGAGGTATTGCTGCCGCTTGCCAACAGTCTTGTATATGCCAACACTTTATTTAGCAGATAATAGTTATCATTTGTAGTAGCGGGGCTTGGTGTAAAAAACTTATTAGATACATTATGTGATAAAAAGTTATCTACTGAAAATGCATCAATAACCTCTTCATATCCCTTTCTAATATCAGCATATCCTGTACCCGATGTCCTTGCATTCTCTTTGTTTATCTGATAGTTATACTCATAAAAATAATCTTCAAATATATCTAACTGTGCCTGCTTCGCAAACAAATTGAAATCAGATGGTGAGATGTATCCGTAATTATTTTTATTAAGTATAGATAATACTGTGTTCCTAACCGAGTTTATCATTTTAAATACTTTGATACAAAGATACACAAAAAAAAAGACCCCTTAAAAATAAGAGGTCTTGTCTTTGTAATAGTATAATACTATAATTGTTTTTCTAAGAATGCCAATATCTCTACTCCATCATCAGACTGAAACCAATCAGCAAGATACTGATACGGGTCTACTCCAAATGGGATAGTAGTCAATCGCTTCTTGTTGTTCTCTAAATTAAAATATACCTCTCGCTTCTTGTTTCTAAATGCGATAAGCTTATTGTCAAAAAACTGTTGTACAGTTGACTGCAATTTTAACTTAGGGTCAGATATTATATTTAAGAATGTTGTAGGATTCTGTCTTGCAAATATCAATACATCTCTCTTTAATTCAGCAGTTGTTATCTTAGATACATCCTTATTGAATAATACACGAGCAATATTCTCAATCTGCTCTATGCTAAGAGATTTAGCCTGAATCAATGCATCAACCTCTGTATTAAGCTGTTCTACTTCAGTTTCAGCATCTTTGCCATAGTCAACTTCTACAAACTTCTTTCCATTCAATGGATGATAGTGTAAAAACTCTTGTAGTATAGGATTGGTCTTAGGTACCCTAAGCATACCATCTTCAAATATAATAGGAGTGACAACGACATTGCCATCTTGTTCATCTTCAAAGCAACTCTTTTGATTTATAGAATATCGCAATGCTCTATTAACTCCTTGCTCTTTATCAAAGTATAGAAGTGCTGCATTACGAGAGCTTCTTGATGGGATAATGCAGGACAGTGGTGCCCTGTTTCTTGTGAGTTTATATACTCTGTCTTTTAATTCTGATTTCATTTTAATTTGATTTTAATTTAAAAAATATAAAAAGGTTTGGGAGTGCCACGCATGACACTCCCGTCCCTTATTTCAATATTAATCTTCGAATAATACGAAGTTGTTAGCACCTAAAGTACAAACAGCTCTCTCAGAAAGGAAGTGTACTTCCATTGCATCAAGGTCGCTGTTCATAGCTCCACCTGCTGAACCTGTAATCCAAGTCTTGTAACGTCTGTCCTCAGTCTCAGACGCTCGGTAACGAACGTGTAAGAATGGACGCTTAGCGTTCTTTCCTAAGATTTGGTCATACACAGATGTTGAACCTGCAGGAACCAATAGACCGTTAATAGAACCTGAGCCACCAACACCTACTGCACCAAGGGCTAAACCTCCACGCATAGTTGGGTCGTTCAAGTATTTCCAATCAGTCTTGTAGAAGTCATATCCTCTACGGAATCCTGTGAATCCTAAGTTCAATGCCATATCTTGGTCATTGTCGAACAATCCGTAAGATGTTCCATTTGCACCGTAAGAGTTTTGAGCAGCTAACATATCGTCAATTGCAAATCCAAAATCTCTATCTAAGAAGATAACATTCTCTTCGATTGCACCCTGTGCATCAAGACGACCAACGATAGTGTCGAAGTCAGCTAATGCAGCAGGAACTCCACCTGTCCATAGGTTGCCTCGTGTGCCTACAGTAAAGAAGATTCCTTCAGAACCTTTGTTACCATATGTAGGGTTGATTGCTGCAGTAGCTGCACCTGAACCTGCTTCAGCAGGAACTGCTTCTACCATTGCAGTCTCTAAGTAGTCATCGAAACGTAGACGAGTCTCGTGCTCAGACTTCATATACCAAAGGTATCCTGTAGCACCGTTCTCAGTGGTTACCTCAACCCATCCGATTTGAGCCATGTCAGAACCTGACACTGAATACTTGTCTTTGATGATGATTGGAGAATTTTCAAAGATTAGGTCATCAGACTCTAAAGAGCCTTCCATACCTGAAGTACCTTTTCTAAATTCAGAACCATAGATGAATACAGTAACGTCTGCATTTCCAACACCTGTCCCTGCTGTAACAAGTCCACCTGCCTCATAGAAAGCAACTGTGAATGTTACAGGAGACGCTGTCAAGTCGACATCTGTAACGATACCTTTGTTCTCACCTGTACCATCATTTTGATGTACTACAACAGTCTGACCTTCTCGCAATGCGATACCGCTTGTAGCACTAAAAGGGTCCGCTGTACTATTTGCTGCATTAGGGTCATCGTTTACTTGAAATACTGCCTCATCGTCACCTGCTAATGCAGCGGTACCCACGTTTGTATATTTAACGTGAAGTCGTCCCTGCTCAGCCCACTTGATAAGGTCTGAATTGGAAGGCATCTCTGCGCCTACCATTCTTAAAAATGAACTAATTGTTCTGTTTCCGTAACGCTCGAATTCTTTTTCATATGTATCAGGAAGATACTGATTAAAGAAATCGAAGTTTGTAATGTAATTTGTTGCCAACGGCACTTGTTGTGCGGATGGCTGTAGGTCGAAACCCGGTCCTGTAAATGGCATAATTTCTAATTTTTAAATGTTTTAAATCTTTTTATTTTTTACTCTTAATTGTTAAGCCTTTACTGCTTGGTGCAGATATAGACCTAATTTGCAATCCATCCTTACGACTTGATACCTGAGGTGTAACACGCTCTGTCATGTCAATGTTTTTCATTTTGCGTGTAACATTCTCAGTTGCATCAGCTTTGCCTTGCTCATAAAAGAACGAAGCAAATTTGTTTGGATTCATTGCTACAGCTAACGCTCTGTGATAACCTTCAGCATCGCTAAGCATCCCTGTGTCCGCATCAATATACTTCTTAACGAAGCCTTGATAGTCCATGTGCTGCTCTTTGATTCTCTCAGCTTCACCCGGCTTAAAAGTAAAAGTGTTGTCTCCAATCTTGAAATCAAAACCTTTGAAATCATTAAAGACTTCGTCTGTCTTTTGGACAAACCAATCTCTTTTTCTTTTAATTTCCTCTTGAGCTGTATTAGCTTCTGCTAAATATCGCTTATACTCTTCAAACTCTTGAAGCTCTTCATTGGGGATTCCAACCGTACTTGACTCAAGTGGCTGCTTGTACATCTCCTTTTGCTCTTCAAAAAAGCTTTTAGCCTTAGCGACAGCTTTTTTCTTTTTTAACTTAATTTTCTTTATATCCTTTTCTTCGTCTAAGTCTTCATCATATCTGTAGTCATCTAATATAATGTCTACATCATCTGAATCAATAGCCTCACCTGAAGCAATAAGATACTCAGATAATAGTTCGTCTTCGTCCATAGAAGAGAAATCTCTGTTTAGTTTTACGTAATCTTCAATCCCTCTACCTGTGGTCTTCTTATATTCAAAATAACCTTTTACATCTTCAGGCAACTCTTCATTAGTCTCTCTCTGTTCGAATAGTTGGTCTATAGATGAAATGTCTTTCTCATATCTGTTCTTAATAAATGAAAGAACGTCTTCTTCTTTTAATTCTGCGGGAACTTCAGTCTCAACATTTGTTTCAACTTGTTCACCACTTTCCTCAGTAATATGCTCAGTAGTATCAGTGTCATTATTATTTTCTTCATGTGTTTTTAATAATTCACTTTCTATCTCCTGAACAGACTTCTGCTCACCTCCACTAATTTCTCTTACTTTAAATTCCATTTGATTAATTTTTTACAAAGTTAATAGTTTTTTTAATTATATTTTTTTTACATTATCGAGGAGAGAACTCAGCCAAATCAAATCCATCTAAACTATCTTCATTAGACTCAAAGTTTAATGGAGGTAGATTATTCTTTCTTTGATTGATTAACTTGCTCTGCTCTGTATTCTGCTGACTTATTCTCTTAGCCTTTGCGTCTTCACGCTCAGTCTCTCTCGCCTGTAGTGATGTCTCTCTAAGATTATGAAGCTGCATATTATAGTCAAACTCTTCTTTCATTAGCAATGACTTGAGCTTAGCTTCATTGTTCATCTTCTCAATTTCAAATGCAGCCTTAGCCTGCTCGATTTGCATCTTGCTCTGAGACTCTAACTGTATCTTTTGTGCAGCCACCTGTGCAGCCATCTGTTGTGATTGCATATTGATTTGACTTTGCATCGCCTGCTGCTGCATAGCCATCTGCTCTTCTCTGTCCTGCTTCTGCTTACGTTTTAATTTAAGCAACTGATTGGCAAGCTTGATATTCTTAAGCTCTCTGATGTCTATCGCATCCTCAAGATTAATATCTCCCTTAGATAAAGCCATCTGAACATTCTGCTCAAGCTGAGCTTTCTGCTCTTCGTCAGGTGACACCTCTATAAATATTCCAAAGTCATATAAATATAAGTCACTTATCTCGTTAAGGATAGACACATTATACTTTCCAATCTTATTTGCAAAGTCATCTTTGAAGTCAGCATACTCAAGTATGTCTGCAATACGATATGTTAATGCCTCTGCAACAGACCTATACACATATAGGCTACCATCAAGTACGTGTCGGGTCGCTACATTTGAATTTAATGCAGCAAGCTTCTGTAGCCCTACCAATGAGTTAGGGTCAATATCGCTTCCGTCTCTTGCCTCGTTTAGCCCTGTAACAGTTCTAATCATGTTCAGATAATGATTATAGTTCCCTATAAGCATCTGTGCCTTGGAGGCTCCTGAATTAGATGTAAGCTGTTGGATAGGAATCTTTCCTTGGTTATACTCGCCATCCTGTGTATATGAACGCCCGATAACACTACCCGTTTGGAAGTATAGTCTCAATGCATCTTCAGGATTATATGCTGCTCCTGTACCAAGGTCTACCTCATTTAATCCATCGGCATCTATATACACACCGTCAGGTACAACCCTTGAGATTACCTGCTGTAGTTTTAGATGCGTCATCTGTATCAAGTCGGCAAATGGTATCATACGTCTTACCAAAGACTCTAATCTTCCCTTATACATTCGAGGTGCAACAGCAACATAGTTTGGCAGTGCGTGTTGAGATGTTGACTTGGGTCTTACCATATTCTTTGCAAGCTCCCACTTCAATATAATATTGGTACCCATGACCATAACGCCATCGTACCACACATCAATAGTCTTCTCAAACTTTTCAAAGTTTCCCTCTTCCATTATCTCTTCAGGTGGATTAAATTGGTCATCTTTCTCGATAACCTTGTTTCCGCCCGTTGCTGTAATTTTTTTCTTGTAGACCATCTTTTGTGTGGTCTTGTAGTTGAAGTATAACAATGTCGCAGTGTCTCTATAAAACATATCATTCTCATAGAACTGTGCCACATTATAGTAGTCGTACCAAGACTGACTATACTTGCTTATCTCTTCTAAGTCTTCTTTCGTAAGTGATGGGTCTATCTTCATTAGCTCCGTTATAGGAAGCGTCTTTACTTCACCCCAATAGAAACAGTCTTTAAAGTGTGGGTCTTCGGTGTAACTATACACCACATTTGCAGGGTCAACATAAGATATTTTTACACCTGAGCCTTTTAAAAACTCGTGCTTTAATACTCCAAGCCCCAATGTAGTTATGTCGTAATCTACTCTCTTGCGTAAGTCTACATAGTGATTCTCATCAAGTATCGTATTGATAGCCTCTTCTTCAGCTATCTCAATAGCAGGCTTATAGTTGAGTTGCATATACAATGCCATCTCCTCATCATCTTGAGGTAAAGAATCTTCAGGCATCATGAAAGGGTCATACCCTGACATCTCTTTTACTATAGATAGCTGCTCTTTTGCTGCCATCTGTCCTTGTATCATATCCTGATACTTACTTCTCTTTGCCTGAGACATTGCGTCCTGTGCATAGGCATTAACCTTAAACAGCCTGTCAGACATTCCGTTTACAACAATGTCTACAAATTTAGGTATGATAGGTACAGGTGTCCAATCTAAGTTAAGATAAGATAGGTCGCCATCAATGGCTAACTCATTTTTGTATTTTGCAACAGACTGCTCGCCTCTTGAATACAACCTTAGCTTATGGAACTCTCTCCATTGGTCATAGAACCTACAGCTATTACCATCTTTTTTGAACCACTCATATTGAATAGCTTGACCTATCATCAGACCATATTCGTCTGTTGCCTTCTCGGCATCAGAAACAAACTGACTTGGAAACCCTACTGATGAAATATTAATCTTTACGTCCTTCATCTAATTATTTGACTTATATTTCCGGTGTTAGTATACCTTGCAAAGGTAACCTTTATTTTTGATTCTTTTTTTTCAGGCTGATACATATGCTTTTGACACGCCATGATAGCTAATCCTGAACTGATTGATGCATCAAACTTAGTCCTGTTTGTAATATCAAACCGTGCCCAATCCTCGAGAGTCTTGTTAAATGGCATAGATGACATATCCCCATCAGACTTCATACCAACATGATTCTCAATGTAGGACTCTATAGCTGCTGCGTGTGCCTGCTTTACAGCCTCACTTGAGTTAGGTATACCTCCCAACTCTCTTTCTGTCTTAGACAGCTTCGTAAATGTCTTGTCGGGTCTGTTCATACAGTATCCCCTGTATCCCCTATTCTTAAAATGGTATAGTAGCCTTGGCTTGTTGTTCTCTATAAGTATTGGCATACTGTAAAACACACACGCCATCAACACATCTTCAAAAAATATCTCAGCAGTCTGAGGTCTTGCTATGTACTCCAAGAAGAACTCATTAGATGGAGCCTCTTCCATGTTAAACTTTGTTAGCCCATGCAGTGCGCCATTGGAGCCTACGCCACCTACAGTCCCACTAATGTCATATGAGTCGCATCCAAATGCTCCTATGTGCTCATTGCCCGGATACATAATCCCATTCTTCTTTACGGAATTGTTCTGTAAGCTTTTATTCGGAACCCATGTAATTAGAAACCTCCCCCTATTGTCAGGATTAAATACTACAGTGGTGTCCTTTATTCCATTCTTCCAACTAAATGAGCCACGTGTAACATACTGCTCTGTTATCATGGCATCATTGTAGTCTATCTGTTGGTATATCTTTGTTAAATTAAATAGCGACTGCTTGCTCTCATCTCTAAATGCATGAGACTCAGTCCTTGGAAACTGTCTATAATATTCGTTTAGTGCATCAGGGTCATTCTTTAGTGACTCAACTTCATTGTCCCAATAGTCTAATGCACCTTGTGTTATCCACTCCCCATCAATGCCTCTAATCTTTTCTCCATCATTATGTATTACAGGCATACCATGCCTGTCAATAAATCCCTCCATGTTCCACTCCATAGGTATAAATAGGCTATATAGTCCACTCTTTGTCTGACCGTTTGCATTCCTCTTCGTTATATCTGAATCATAGTATAACTTTTTAAAGTTGTCTCCTCCCTTATCTAATGCATTAGATGTAGAGCCCATCATACACTTGCCAATAATCTTGCTACCTAATCTTAGACACGTCTTAGTCACTCGCCAATTGTTTAGGATGTTATTCGGCTTTACCCACTTACCACTCTCATCGTGCACTAACAACAATAACTTCTCACCATCATAGCTGTTATCATCTGTGTTCTTCCAATCTATTGTGGTATCCAACCCTTCAATCACATCATCTTCCGAGTCAAACATATTCTTCTTGGTAATCTTAGATGCAGGTACACGATACGCCAACTCAGTCTTAGGCTTGTCCATACCGTCCATGATAGGCTTGAAAAAGAATGGCAGCCTGCTGTTTATCGGCACAACCTTGTCCGTAAACATCTTCTTGGCATCCGACCCTGTCTTTGACAGTATTCCAACTCGTGCATCTTTTGCAAGTGTTGCAGTATGGACACACTCAGACGATGACATAAACGAGAATCCTGACCGTCTTATCTTCAAGTACACCATACCAAAACTTCTCTTGTCAGCCTTACACGCCTCCCAAAAAATATATAGCAATCTGTTCGCCTCCCTATAGTCCGGGTATCCTACGTCAATAGATGTCCACTGCAGATACATATAATGTGAACCCGTGATGTATGTTGGCTTGCCATTATTCATGAACCAAAAGCCATAGTCCCTATTATCAAACTCAGACTCAATATAGTCTACCCAACGAGACTTAAATTCTGTAGGCATCTCATTCCATTGGAATATAGACTGTATTTTTGAAAGTTCTTTTGGCAACTCTTTACGCTCCCAATACTGCTCGTCTTTACTCTTGTGTCGTTGATAACATTCTTTTGGAGCCTTGGGTAGTGCTATCTTAAGTCCTGATATTTCAATGACTTCTCCTATCTCTCCTGTCTTTGATATGACTACAACATCATACTTTTCATTGTACCCATATAGCCAAGACTTATTGCGATTCTTATTCACATATACGCTATTGGGGATGTGGTCGTGTACTACCCTATATATACTATTTTGACCTTCTTTCTGCAAAACCTTGTCTTGTGTCTACCTTACTTGGACCCTTATCTAATGACTCGATAGCCTCCCTTTCAGATTCTATCCTGTTTAATATCTCAAAGGCATCAAAGATTGCAAGCTTCTTTGTGGCAGCAGCATTCTTTAGCCTGTCTGCCGACAGCTCATCTTCAGGGTCGTGTTTGATAATGTCCTCTTTTGCAACCTTTATCAGTTGCTCTACAGCCCTGTGACCCGCATCAATTATCTTTAGTTTAATATCCTTTGAGTTCATATCTTCAATGTTATTGAATGGTCATACATCCTCCACAGTATCTCTCCATCTACCATAAACTCATATTCCTGTGATGGCTTGTAACATATCATGTCTCCTACCTTTAACCCTTCAGCTTTTAGGCTATCATTGATTATAGCAATCGTACCCATCAGAGGCTCATTTGTTATTGGCTTAAAGATATAACTATCTTTTACAGGCGTAGGTTTGATAAAACAGTATCTGTCATATCCATGCCACACCCCATCTTTCTTATACGCAAAGAATTGGTCATAGTCTATAAAGAATATATTTTCTTTAAAGAAACTCTTCCCACTCTTGCGTCTGCCCTTCATATCATTGTAGAACTTAAACACATTGTGGTGTACCAACAAGATGTCTCCTTTCTCTATTGGACCACTATAGTCTAATGGTGTCTCTATTACCACAGCCTCTCTATTAGATGCAGACACATCTTCTTCAGATGTGCTGACAATAAAGTCCATGCCTGCTATTGTCTTTGTGTTATTATATCTCTTATTATTTACAGGCTCTACTATAAACTGATATATAGATTTCATTAAAAGTTTATATTATATTCTATTGCAATAGGCATATCCGATGTAAATTCTTTCCATAGCAGTACCTCATTAGATGCATTCTCTATCCATATCTTTATAGATTGAGTCTCATCATAATACTTTATAAGGTGTATGGTATGTGTATTACCTAACACATCCTGCCCTACTATGTAGTGCATAGCCCCTGACTTGTAGTCGGGTCCAACACTTATCTTACGAATGTCCATATCGACTATTTACCTTTTTGTTGAACCTCTCCTGTCTGAATGTTTATGACAGATTCTTCGCCATACTTATCGATAAGTTTCTTTTCGTGTTGTGCGAACTTCATTTTAATAGCAGCTATCTCAGATATGATGCTACTCTTTTGAATTTCTAAGTCACCAAGACTAATCTTCATTTTGGTAAACTCAGTATTTAGCTGTTGCAGCTGTTCCAATTCTTCTTTACTTAATTTTGCCATTTTATTTTATTTTTGGCAAATATAAGCAATTATTCTTTATTATTCCGCTTTTTGCGTCTATCACGCCCAAATGTAAACGTGTCCATCATTTTCTCACCCGTTCTTCCTATAACATATCCACCTATCCCTAACTGTAATAAATTCCAAAACTCATTCTCTAACGGTGGTATAGTAAACCCAAACAGTGGGGCTAAGAACTTAACGTATATAACAATGAATCCAAAGGCTAACATAAGAATAGGTCTCCAACTTCTCTGAAGGAAGTTACCCTTAGCCTCTTCAACAATGATGTCTGTCTGCATCTTCTGCAGCTCCAACTCTTTTTGTATGAATATCTGCTTCAGTGCAATCTCTGCCTGCATCTTTTCTTCCTTGGATGTGATAAGCCCATCAAGACCTCCAAGCACATCCTTTAACATTGTGCCACTAAACCACTCTACTACCTTATTCATATTCTTTTTTTGCGTCAAAACTCGGACACGCCTTTGTAGAAAAGTCTCTGTGTCCATATACTATAGCATCAGGATACATAGACTTTAACACCGTGATAAGGTTTAGTAGGCTTAACTTCTGAGTATCTGTCCGGGTATCCTTTGGAGTTGTCCCATCAGACTCTACTCCACCAATGTAACATATCCCTATGCTGTCAGCATTGTGCCCTACAGTATGTGCACCTGTGCGTTCAACCTGTCTTCCAATCTTAAGAGTGCCATCCAACTCTATAACATAATGGTATCCAATATCAGACCATCCACGCTCATTGACGTGCCAATCACGGATAGTATCAGCTGTAATGTCCTGACCCTCTCGTGTTGCACTGCAGTGGACTATTATCTTCTTAATTGTCCTCATTATTATTATTCATATAAATTTTCTGAAGTGTATATATTATTGTTGTAGATAGCAATAATACTTTTAATAACATTTCAATCTCTGTAAATGATATAGCCAATACTCCTGAATTTATACAATATAGCTTTAAGTCTTCCAAGCTCATCTCTTTAGCAATTTTTAATACAGTGCGTACATATCTGTAGCAGTTGTATCTGTAGCGTTAATAACAGACATTAGCACAGGAATCATTGTTGCGGGAGGCACACTTGGCATGAATATATCATCTCCTCCTGCAGTACGACCACTAATGTCTCCACCTGTACCCGACCATATTGCAGCACCACGTCCTACCCCACCAATTACATAAAGCTCTCCAACCGCAGTAAATATATCTGCTGATAGCGTTATTTGCTTTGGTCCATTTACTCCTACAACCGTAGCACCTGCACCTGTCGACAGGTTGTATACAGTTGAACCTATTGGCACAACTTCAACAAAACTTACAGTAGTGTTTGAATCAAACAGTTTATTTGCTCCAAGCGATGTTACTCCACTTGGTCCCGCTATTTGTGAGTCAGGAAGCCTTAGCCCATCTATGGGAATTATCGGAATCGCCTTTGTGGGTTGTAATCTTTGATATGTCATAGCTATTTATTTTTTTTACTTAGTTTTATTGCTGTTGCAATACCTCCAATGATAGGGAATGTACCTGCTATATTTGCAACAACTTTTTTTGCTTTAGTTGGCTCTTTCTTTTTCTTTGGTCCACATATTCCATATGATTTACTCTTTGTGCGGCATTTGCCTCCACCCATTTTTCCTTTTTTCTTTTTTCCTCCGCCCGGTCCAAATGTTGATGGGGCTAATGGTTTACTTAAGTTTCTCATAGCTATTGTTTATATGGTATAATTCTGTTTAATGTATCTCTCCTCTTGTTGCATCCGCAGTCCTTGCCTGTCTTCTTTGATATGGTGTCTACCACAGACTTAATGCCTGTCAGCCTTGTTACCTTGGCTACAGTGTCACCGAATCCCTTTGACTTCTCACTTAGCTGCATCTCTTATTTTTACAGTCACACAATAATCTCTGTGGGCAGTCTTTAACCTTGAACATCAGCTTGCATACGCCACCGTTCCACTTACACTTCAGCCTGTTACCCAAGCCCTGTAGCCATGTCCCTAATCGTATTAATAACTTTCCCATTGTTTCTTTATTTTCTAAATATTGATGGAGCTAATGGTGTAGATAAATCTCTTCTTACTGTATTCTTTGCCGCAGAAGCTATTTTTTTGGCAGCCTGTGTAGCAATAGCAGCCTGTGTAGCAGAAGCCACTTTTTTGGCAGCCTTTGCCACTAATGTCGTTTTTTTGGCAGCTTTTTTCTTTTTCTTTTTTTCTTTATCTTCCATAACTATTTATTTATTTTCCTAATGATACTCCACTTTTATTCTTCGCAGACTTACTCAAAATAATCAATCCAAGAGTTCCCGCACCTGCTATTCCACCTGCAATCTCTGTAAGCTTTTCTCTGCGTGCAGCCTTCTTCTCCTCCTTAGTCTTCTTCTTCTTAGGCTCTTTATCAAACTTGCTCTCAGATAATGGTCTACTTAAATCTCTCATAACTTTTATCTACTACACCCAAAGTTCTTAGCAAAGTTTGCCATCTTTACTACACTTGGCTTATATTTATTTTTACTTCTCATTACCGATGAAGCAGCAGCACACACAGACTTCCCCGGCATATTCTTCTTTGCCCAATCTGTAAACTTGCCTTCATTAGACTTTTTAATTTTTATGTCCTGCTTTCTCTTCACTGCAACAAAGATACTAATATTTTCCTTTTCTATTTTTAGGACTTGACTTGGTCGAGCCACCCGGACCTGCCCACAGGTTCTTACACGCCCAATACCGTGCAGTCAGCTTGTCTTTTGCTGTACTACACTTGTGTCGTGCCCGGAAAGACTTGCGTGCAGCAGCAGAATAGTTGTGACCGTAGCCCTCAGCACCGAAGTGTATCAACTTCTCTTTGCCATTAGCACACGCCTTTACCATCTTCTTCTTACCTGCCCTATCAGATTTAGTAACCCGATTGCACTTCATCTTGCTCTTAGTCGCCATATCCTATCTCTTTGTGTAACCCTTCGTTACCTTTGCCTTCTTGGTGTTAGGGACAAACTGCTTTGTCCGTCCCAATGCCTTCTTCTTCCTTGCAGTCTTCGCCCTCTCAGACTTTGACATACTGCTCGCCTTCTTCAGCGGTAGACACCTGTCAGGGTTCTTCTTGTTCTTGCTCGTTCCGCACTCACCCTTTATAGAGCCATCCGTTCCGATGCGAACCCACTTCTCGTCTCTCCACTTCTTTAGCTCACCCATAGACCTTTATTATATCTATGCAGACTCTAATGTTATAACTACATTTGCTTCTGCTGTTGAAGAAGTACTAAATGTACCGGAGCTTAATGCAGTAACAGCCACAACACTCCCTGCAGGCAAATCAATATTCAACGCTGATACATCTTCTACAAATCCGGGAAATGGAGTGTCGTCAGTATCTATTGTTGTCGTTATAAAATAGTCAGTCCATAATGCCGCATTAGTCATGTCGCCTCCTACAGTTGCTGTTGAAATTTTAAATGTTATCGTCTTATTAGCTCCTGCAGCTGTAGTAATACTAAGACCGGAACACCACTGCCATCCTAATGATGTAACCTTGCAGTCTTCAGTCACTATAACAAATCCTATCTGACCTAATGGAGCTTTAATAGTCCCAAAGTCAGCAGTATAACCACCAAGAAAACTTATCGTCCCACTGCTTCCAAAGTTTTGCATAGTCCCCGCATATGAAAGATATGAAGAGGAATTGAAATCATCAGGGAAGGTATAAGGCTCTGTTAGGCTGTTAATATAAGCTGACCTTTTTTCTGTAAGGTCTACCTCTTGTGATATACCTATAAATCTTGTTCCGTTTGGTATTGCCATGTCTGTTTGTTTATTTATTTTTATAATCCTATCTTGTATATGCTGAGTGTTGCTGATGGAACATTGCTCCATCCACCTAACAATATGTGTGAATACAGTCCGCCTTGGTCTACACCTGAACTGTCTCGCATTATCTCCCATGTGAGCACATCACCTGCAGTTGCATTGATTGGTATCGTAAGGTCATACGGTATAATAGTGTCCGTGTCCTTCAACTCAACAATCTTTGTTTCGCCTGACTGCACACCATTGATAAGTGCCCTGAATGCAATCACAGCACCACCACCTGATGAACCCTGACGCTCAAAGCTTGCATACCCATTGATTAGGTATATGCCGGACTCGTTGAATGTTACATTGCCCAACCCATCTACCATCACCGGGTCAGCAATTGTCCCTTGTGATGTACCAAACTGTACCTGCAGTGGTGTGTCTAAACCCGAAGGTACTTGATTGTCTGTACCCGATGCGTTTAGCACGTTGGTCACAGCCAAGTTTGTAGCTATACCGCCTGATATATACGCACTGATGTCAGAGATTAGAAAGTTCTTCGTCTCGTTATTGCTGTCAGCATCTGTGCCTATCACCTTGTCGTTTGGTGAGATGTTGTTGTCTGTTGTGTATGTTGAAATCTTTGCCATTACTTTTTGTTTTTACCTTTAGCATAGTTTGGGTCTTTGCAGTACTTACTCGCAGCCATGTTTGCATATGCAGATGGATACCTGTCGAATGTTCTCTTCGCCCATGCTATGCCCGCAGGACATATCTTGTTCTTTTTTTTATTTGCACTCCTCTTTGTTGGCACTACTTTTTACTTTTGTATCTATCTGTATACTTAGTTGACTCTGACAACTCGTAATCATCCGACTTTTCTAATCGCTTGTCAAAGTCTTTTCTATACTGCTTCAACATCTTGACGTGCTTCTTGAAAGCCTGCTTCTGCTTCTTCTTTACACTTTTTGGTTTCTTGCTACCATTGTCAAATATTGACTCAGATAGTGGAGTTCGTAGGTCTCTCATCGTAATTTTTATTATCTTTATGCAAAGATAGTAAATTTAATTTTATGCAGAAATACACCCCAACACATGACTACCTAAAATATTGGAAGGTTGTCAGACAATACATAAAGTCACGATACAAGCTTACGCAGGCAGACCTTGACATACTGCTGTTCTTGCGTACAGAAGACTACTTCTCTAAAGATAAATTTGAAGAGTTTGACAGGCTCCTATCTTGGGATGACAGGAGATTTAATAGGCTACTAAAAGATGGATGGATAGAAGTCTTCCGTAAACGTAAAGGTAAACGTAAAGGGCTATACACATTATCGTTTCATGCCAAGCACGTGGTCGCATCTATATACAGGAAGCTGAATGGTGAAGAGATTCCAATGACAGCAGAACACAATCCTATGTTTTTAAAGAATGTGTCATACTCAGACAAACGCTATCGTGAGGCTATCATCGCAATGAATGAGTCTATTCGACAACAACGACATCACGCTCCTGAATGATTGTGCACATGGTATTATCTATGGCGAGCGTATATGAGTTACGCACGTCATAGTATATGATGTCGTTTTCTTTCAGGTGTGGCACATCTGTGCCCGGCATTATCACCCGACCTTTCTGATACCTAAATGACTTCGCATCCTCATCCGATAGTAGGATGCCACTCTCGGTTGTTATCTTCTCTTCTATTTTTTCTATTACGATATTTTTTCCTATTGCCTTCATTATACTTTTTTTGTGTTATACATATATCTGTCAGTGTCTTCTGTCACCCACTTCTCATACCCCTCAGCATTGAATGTCTGTGTGCACACCTTATAGTCAGGTCGCTCAGGGAAATCTTTTGTAGTAAAAGATGGCTCAATCCATCTCACCCTATTGTTTGGCTGTAGTGCAATGTTACCGTTTTGCAACAGGATTATATGGTGCGACTTATGTTCGTGTGGTGTCTCACTAAGTGTAAGGTCAGCATTCTCGTTTGTGTCACCCGCCCACTGTAGTGTTGCAAAGTATTCGCCATCATACCACATCTTGTCTTTCATATACACAGATGCAGTCACGCTACCCAAGTAGTTTAGTTGCACTACCGAGAAGTTCTTACTAAAAGAGTTCCATAGGCACAGGTGGTCAAATGCCATGGCAGGTGCAGTCGTTGGGTCTATCTCTCTGTCGAATACCACAAATGCAGAGCACGGTAGCTTGTCTCTCATCACACCATTCTCAAGTAGCACTTGGAATAGTGGCACTTGTCCGGGCAAGCACTTTACAGATACCATCCGCCCCCTGTCAAACTCTCCATGGTTAGACTCCATGTCGTATAGGTACTCTCGTCGTACCCATACATCTAAAGGAGGAAAACTTGATTCAATGTATGCCATGTCTTATAATCTAATTAGATGTGTCGTAGCTTCGTGCCATTGTCACAATAGCATTTGTAGATAGTATGGTCACTGCAACAGAGACCGCATTCTGTAGTGCCTGACGTGTCACCTTCACCGGGTCTATCACCCCAAGTGACATCAGGTATCCATACCGCTCATTCTTCACATCGTATCCCCACGTTGCCCCCTTGCAGTCCTTGTACACCTCAGCAGCATCGAGACCCGCATTGGATAGTATCTGATACAGCGGAGCCTTCAGTGCCTGAGACAGGATAGCATATGCAGTCTTCTTTGCTACATTCTTCTCTTTGCGTTCCTTGATGGCATAGCTCTTGTGAAGGTTGTATAACGTCAGCCCACCACCCGGCAAGATGCCTTCTTCAAGCGCAGAGCGAACCGCACACACCGCATCGTCTACACGGTCATATAACTCTTTCTGCTCGAGGTCTGTCTGCCCACCTACGTATACCACACCGATACCTCCCGACAGGGATGCGATACGCTGATTGATAAAGTCCTTGTCTTCTTTTTTCTTTGCATTGCTGTGTGCCTCCTGCAACTGCTTCACTCGCTCTTTCACCTCGTCTGATGTCTCCTCGTCGTCCTTCACGATGACAGTTGAGTCCCTGCCAACTATCACCTTGGAACAGTGACCCAAATCATCGAATGTGATATGGCTTAGGTCGTCCCCCGTCTTCTCGCTAAAGTATGTAGCCCCAACACTGATAGCTATGTCCTGCATCAGCTCGTGCTGCCTATACCCAAAGTCAGGCGGGTTTATCGTACATACCCTAAGCCCATTTTTTATTACGTTGGCTGCAAGCGTGTTCACCACATTCGTTGAACATGGCGCAATCATAAGGAGCTTCTTGCCCTCTTGGATGATTGGCTTCAATACGTTTTCTATCTGTAGTATATTGCTTATCTCTGTGTCACACACCAACACATATGTGTCCTCGAGTACACACTCATCTCTCTTTTGGTCATTGATGAATAATGTAGATGCATACCCACGCTTTATCTTTATCCCCTGTGTCGTCTCGTAGTATGTATCCGATGTCTTGCTTTTCTCTACCGTCACCACACCATCACGCCCTATGCTCTCATACACATCTGCTATAATGCCGCCTATGTGACCATCATTATTCGCTGAGATAATCGCAACATCTCGCAGCTTTCGACTGTCTAAGGTCTTGCCTTTTAGCTTTAACATATTCGATATACTCTTGGTCTCGTCTACCATGTGTCGTAACACCTCTGTTCGATTGACCATATCGCCAATCATGTCGGTGCCTGCATTGACCAATGCTTCTGCCAATACAATCGCAGTCGTCGTGCCATCACCCGCAGATGACGCAGTCATGTCCGCAGCCTCCTTCATCATCCGAACCGCAAGGTTCTCGACCGGGTCAAGTAATGAGATTGACTTCGCTACAGTCACGCCATCCTTCGTTACCGTAATGCCATGTAGATGTTCAGGCGACTCTATCAGTACCGTATTGCCTCGTGGTCCAAGTGTGGACTTGACAGCATTGGAAATCTTGTTGATGCCATTGATTAGTTTACTTCGTCCACCATCTGAGAAGTGGAGTTCTTTAGGAGTGAATCCCTGTTGCATATGTATTAAATTTAATTGTACCACAAAGGTACACTATTATATTTAATTATGCAAACTATTTTTTTTGTGTCGTCTTCATGCGTCCCTATACTACTACTACCCTTTTTTATTATTATTGTTTTTTATTAATACGAGGCTTTTAACTTAACATCTTAACATTTTTTTAATTAATTAATTGATAATCAATAAGTTAAGTAAAATAAAGTCAGCATAAAGTCAACACTAACTCAACACTATTATATATAAAGTCTACACTATTGGTAAAAAAAA